ATGTCGAAGTGGTCAAATATTATGTATGGCGGTTTAATTGCTGCGGGGTTATTAGTAAGTGCATGCGGTTGCTCTCAGACCGTCCCGCCATCTACTGCGGAGACATTTCATGAGATGAGCGATTCCGAGTATCAGACGTTCATCGCGAATCATATGAGCAAATTGACAGACGAAGTTAATGCGAAAATAAAAGAGTATAACAACTCCGCTTCTTTACGTGCGCAGCAGGACGTTATACATGAAATAGACCAGCTCACGACAAAAGAGGTGATTAATCTCGCGGAAACATCCGCCCCGACTTCTTACGAAAAAGAGCATCTCGCGATTTTTTCTGATCTACAAAGCGCGGATAAAGAGTTTACGCAAGCCGCGATTGCACAAAGTGGAGACGACACGGCCAATCTTTTTAATAAAGGACTCGCGAAACTCCAGGACGCGATCCATACCGCAGGAAAAATAGCGAATAAATAACGCCCTCCCATTTGCGGGAGGGCTTTTCTTTTTTATCGCGCATTTATTGCGCATTTTCCTGCGCTTTTTCTTGCGCGGACTCTTCCGATTTCTGATCGTCGCTGATGCCTTTCGACGTTGGGTCGACGACAATCCCGACGAACATTAAGAGATCGAGGATCTCGTTTATATATTGCTCGTACTCGTTCGCGATCGCTTGATCGAGCAGTCCATGCGACGTCAACATGCGCAGAATGAACGCGCCAACGGCCATTAAAAACCAGCGGTTCCTTAAACGCGCTTTCCAGTCGATGCATGCAAACGGGTTATTTTTCACGGGTTTATCCTCCTTTGGCGGTTCGGGTTGTTCGCCCGACTCAGCGGGCGCAGGTTCTGCTGGTTCCGGTTTCGGATCTTGCGGCTTTTCTGGTTCTGGCTTCGGTTCCGGCGAGGGATTGCTCGGCGCTTCCGGCGTTGGCTGTGGCGCTGGTTGTTCGGGCTCCGGTTGAGGTTGCGTGGGCTCCTCTGGGCGGTCATCGGGGAAAAGTGCGAACCATGTCGTCTCGTCTACACCGCCAGACGGGCGCAGCCCTTTTCCGACTTCGACCGCGTTCCCGTCCGCGTCGTGACGCTCTTGCCACATAATTAAGGATTCGCGAGTCTTCGGCCCGAAAAATCCATTAATCGGGATTTTAAGGCGACCTTGTAAGCGCTCCACATCCGCGCCGCGCATCATCGGGATTGTATAGCTGAGCGAACGATGATATTTTTCGTTTTTGTCGTAGTCATTCTCGTGATTAAAGAGCGCGCGCCACGTCATCTCATCGACGGCTCCGGTCGCGTCCATGTCGTGGTGCGCTTGCCACATCTCGACATCTGCTTTCGTCTTCGGTCCGAAAATTCCGTCGGGTTTCGAGCCCAGGCGCTCCTGTACCGCTTTTACGTCCGCGCCTCTCATATAAGGCGAGGTAAGCGACAGCGCACGATGAAATGCCGGGTTAGCATCGTATGCGGCGACAGTGTCCGCGAGGAGATCATCCAGACTTTCCGCGATGTTGAGGTCGACGTTACCGCTTATCCCTACGATTTTACCGGAGTCTGTATACTGCCAGGCGGTCCATTTCGTCCAGCCTGCGAAGCTCGATGGCAGAGTCGTCTTATAGTACGACACCCAAAGCGGACGATCGGCGAGCGCGGAGTTAAATCCGGCGTATTTGTTCGCGAACCACACACCCGTGTAAATCATCGCGCGTTTACCTGTCGCGGCCTCGACGCGACTTAAGAAATCTTTCGCCCAGGCGACGAGTTGCGCAGCAGTCATTCCGGTAGGCGCGCTCTCGAGATCGAGTACCGGCATTAAGTCATAATCGATCTTTTTTAGCGCGTTGATGAAGTTCGCTGCGTCGTCGCTTGCGCGGTTCGCCGGATTCGCGAAATGGTACGCGCCGACTTTAAGTCCTGCGGCCTTTACGCCTTTGACGTTCGTAAGAAACGTCGGATCGGTATATGTTCGCCCCTCGGTCGCTTTGATATAGACGAACTGAACCCCTGCGCTTTTGACCTGCGACCAGTTAATCGCGCCGTTATGGTGCGAGACGTCGATCCCTTTGACTTTACCGGCGCTCATTGGTTGCATTCGTATCACTCTCCCTTTTTTTTATAATCGGACTCGCGGAGCACGTCGATCGCCTTCATGACTTTATCCGGCAACGGCATGCCCGCCCGTCCGCAATTTTCGAATATTGAAATAACCTCGTTTACGGCGTAAAAGACGAGAGTCGCGTCTCTAATCGCGGCATGAGTCCCGAGCATGACGTCGAGTTGATGGCCGACAGCGATCACGAAAAACATGAGGATTTTTCGGACGATGCCGACCGTCCCCTTTTTCGAGCTCAATTCTCCGCGAATAGTCCCGGCGAGTATTCCCGATAGAAAGTCGATGACGGATAGAACGAGGAGGGTCGTAAATAATGCGCTCCATTCTCCGAAAAGATATCCGAATATGCTGCCCGCGATTGATACCGCGAATTTATAAGCGCTGCTCATACTGCACCCCCTCCCCGGATGGAAAGGCGCTATCATCCCCGCGCCTCCAGTGCCGCGACACGTTGCTCGAGGTCTGCGACTTTTTGTTCGAGCGCTGCGAGTCGCTCGTCTACTATTACGCGGTGAGGCTTTAGGTTCGCGGACTGGTCCGCCGCGATAAGCTCGGGAGTGGCCGCGGATGCATCGACGGAGTCGTCCACGACCACAAACGAGGCGTTAATTCCTTCGAGCGCTCCGCCTTGCCATATGACGTTGTTGCCATCGACGACGACGCCCTCGCATCCTTCGATTACGTCAATTATGCGTGAGCTGTCATAGATTACGATTTTCATCGACCGCTCCTCCTTATTTGCTACTTATACGAGATTTCCATAATCACTGAATTAAGCGCGATTTTCGCGCTTTGCGTGTAGTCTTCATTAAAAAACGCGATACCGCCCATCGTCCCGTTTATGATCGCCGTCGCAAATGATGTCGGGAGGTTCGCCGCGATGTCATCACCCCATTGATAGGTACCGACGACCGTCCCGTTAGTTAAGGCGGATTTGGGGTCGAATGTCGCGGGCTCCGATCCAGTTTTCGAGTAATCGTGAATCCAAACCTTTATATTATGCGGCTGGTTTACTCCGAACTCATTCAAGCGCTTAAACCGAAGGCGTACGGAAACAATCGTTTTTCCTGCGAGCGTCGTCTGTAGGTCGGATAGGTCAGTCGACCACCACCAGACAAAGCCGGCGTGATTGTGTCCGTAATCGTTATCGCGCGCGTAAAATTCCGCGCCTTGCATCGGGTCGGAGTCGTTCTGCCACCCGTAACCGTCGTCGACGTTTCCGCCGTCGTATGATTGGCCGATTTTTGAATATCGCCAAGAGTCGCCGTCGAACGGCAGGAGCTGGCGAGTAAAACCCGTCATCGGAGGCGTTTCCGAATATGACGACGTCACGAGTGATCCGTTATACAAAAACGTTCCGCCTCCTGCTGTTTGGGCATTTGCGGACGCGGCAGGGATCGGGGTCGTAATTCCTGTGTTTTGGTCGATAAGTGATATGTGACCGCAAGCGGCCGCCATAACCGCGTACGAATGTCCCGACCCGGAGAGGTTCGCACCGTGAATCGATCCGCCGTCGCGGGCATATAAAGCGGACACCTTCGAGTTAACGAGCTTCACTTTCGATAAGATGATGTGCGCCGCTTGCGAAGCGACGCAATAATCCGCATTATCCGCGAAAATTACTGCGTCATGGAGATAAACCCAATGCGTACGCAGGCAGTTTATCGTCGCATATGGGCGCGTGTCGAGCGGGTGCTGTATTCCATCATGGCGCCATTTTCCCCCGACGATCTCGATATATTGGAGGTTCGCGGACATTCTAATCTCGCCCATGAAATATGAGCCGGAGAGGTCGATTTTAATATATCCGTCCCCTACGAATCCCTGAATCTCGACGTGTTCGTAATACTCATAAGCGGAAGAGCCCGACGGCGTTTTGCAGTCGATCGTCCATACCGCCGAGTTATACGTCGGGATATAGTCGATCGCACGCTGAATCGTGCGGAAGGGGTTCGCGCTTGATCCGTCGCCGTTCACGTCGTCCCCTGTCGGGCGTACATAGAGCGTATACGGCGCCGGGTTGTAATAGCTGTCCTGCTTCATTTCCGAGGGAGTGCGCGCGACTACCGTCGGGCTCTTGAGATCGCCGACGAATAGCGTTTTATATCCGCCGTATCCTGCGTCGAAGTCCGCGACGAGCTTGTCGTTTTCGTCATAGACCCACATATGACCCATTTGGCCGGAGCCGCCGAGCGTCAGGTTCCCGCCTTTGATGCGGTCGGCTTGCATCGTCCCCGTCGTGATAACGTCCGCGACGATTCCCGAGCCGTCAAGCGCGGTTCTGTAGACGGTATTGTCGCCTTGGTAATTGTCCGAGATCCCCACGATACCGCCTTTAATGCGTACGGCCTTTGTCGGGTTTTGATCTTTAGGCCTATCGAGTACGAGAATTCCGTCCTGGTCCGTGATATAAACGTACCCGTTCGAGCTTCGGATCTCGTTATTATAGACGTCGATTACCTGCCCGAGTCCGATTTTTCCGTCCCATACGCCGGAGCGGTCCGCGAGCCGTTGCTCGATGTTTTGGAGTCGATCGGCGCCGTCGGTGAGCTCTGGCGCGAAGTTCCCGAGCTTGATTTGCGTTTTCTCTGGTTCGTTCAGGTAGCGGTCAATCTCAATCACGCGCGCCTCAACGAGTAATGCCGGCGCGAACTCGCGGTCGATAACGTGTACCGTATCGCCGAGCCGTACCTTCATATGATCGTATCCGGTCAAGCGCTCGAGATCGACGACGCTCATATCGTATTGAACGGCAGGGACTTTCATCGCCTGCAACGCGTCCCATGCTTTGCGGAGAAGGTTCGCGGGGTCGGATTCGTCCGCATCCTCGAAGAATCCGAAGCGATGACGGAGCGATCCGTCCGCGTTAAGCCTGCCGTAAGCATTTAGCGCGTCGGGATCTCCGACCCAATCTTGTCCCGCTGGCTTATCGACGGGGTCGCCGTTGGCCTTCGACCAGACAATGTCGGTAAATGTTACGCGCGATTCGACGCCCGTTTCCGGGTCGGTGTCCGCTTTTCCGAGTCCGATCAGCGCGGTTTTTAATTCGCCCGAGTCCCCCGTCCGCTTAATCGAAGTAATGTCGCGGCTATACTCGAAGCGGCGCCCAGTATCGCTCCCGCGTTGCATCACTAAGTCGACATAGCGCCCGGTGATCGTTGCATTTCCTGGAGTGAACTCAACGCGGAAGCGGATCTCGCCTCCGAACGTGGTTAAAACGTCCTGAATCGCGGCCAATACGCTTTTATATTTGACGCTGAAAGCCTGTGCAGCGAATGTATCGACTGTCCCGACTTGCCAGCGCGTCCCGCTGAGTAGTTGCTCGAGGATGTTCGCGGGATTATCCGACGCGGTCGAGTATTCGCGGATGGGCTCATCGAGAAGCTCATTCGCGGCGTTTTCGCAGTATGCATGCTTGACAAGCCCCTGCGCGGAGTGAGTTTCGTCGACCTTGCGGATGATAAACGCCTGATACCCGTTGTCGAGGTCTGGTATCACCGCGTAGCCGTCCTCGACGACGTATTGCGCGTCGGGATGATTCGCGTCTACGCTAAATTCGAGCGTGACTTCCGCATTTAACTTTTCCGTCCATACGGCGTCAAAAAAGGAAAGCGCGCCGGGGTTGTCGTTAACCGCTACGGCGCGATAAGTTTCCGTATTATCAAATAGAAAGATCCGATCAAGCATCATTTCCACCTCTCAGCGTACGAGATCGTCACGTCGGCGACTCCCGCGGGGTCGGTCGTAATATTGATCGCCCCTTTGCTCAGCGCGAAGAAGTTCGAATCGAGGCTCACGGGTACACGAACGCCATTAACTGTCGCGATTGCCTTCGCGCAGTCGATCACGACGACGTCACCCGCTACGAAGTTCCGCGAGATATAAACGAAATCGGCGCCGCTCGATATTTTTAGGTACGTTGACGCCTGACCCATCGTCGCGGTAATAACCGGATAAGTCGGCGCGGTCCCGTTGTTGGCGATGTCGCTCGTATCCATAGACGGCGCGAGCGAATCGTCGAAAGTGAGCTTTAGCGTTTTGTTTTCGTCCGGTGTCATCGGCTGCCCGTTCGTTGCATGCGCGAGAATCTCCGTGTCTGAGCGTGCGATGTTCGAGATCATGAGATCGTCGAGAAGACCGTTCCATTGGAGCGTCCCGTCGTTTCGACTTCCGACGTATAGCTTCGTCGCACCAGTGAATGCGACTGCATCCGCGAGCGTAGCGCTTGCGGCTTGTGCTCCGTCGATGAATAGCGCGACGTCCATTCCGTTCCAACGAATCGCGACGTGATGCCAGCCGACAGCGGGAGCGTTCGTGCTCATCGCGTCCGTACCGTTAAATACGACGTGATATTTTCCGTCCGTATCGCGATAGAGCGAAAAGCGGCTCGAGCCGTCGATGTCGAGGAGGTAGCGCCGAACAGCATTTTCGCCTTCCTCGTACGCCCAAAGCTCGGCCGTGCCTTGCGCGGCGTTTAAAATGCTTGCCTTATACGTGAGTGTCTCTGCGTTTCGTGCCGTCCCGTACGGCTGCCAGCCGGTCGCGTACGGCTTCGCCTCTAGCTGCCAGCGCGCGACGTTCGTCGGGGTGAAAGAGAGCGTAGAAGTCGCCGGGATTATCTTCGCCGGGTCTTGTTGCGCGATCTTCCACGTTAACGACGCGCCCATCGTCGGCGTTTGGCTCGTATCCGTGGTCGAAAGTGTATAGCGCAAATAGAGCGTTTTTCCGGTTAAGTCCGTTCCATTCGCGAATAATGTCCCGCCATTCGTTACCACTGACCAGTTCGTATTATCAAGGCTCGATTCGACGACGATATTCGTACCGGATGGTTTCGTCTCCGTCCACGATGCGAGAGATCCCGCGGACGTGCCAATCGACCCTACGGAATATCCCGGAAGTGTGAACGTCTGCGATGTCTTGTATCCGGTCGTAAAGGTATACGTCGTTTTATCGATTTGAGGAGTCGCTCCGACGTCCGTCGTCGATAGCGTAAATTTATATTGAAAGCGCGCATTGCTGAGGTCGGTCGACTGCGAGATGCCGGGAATCGTGCCGCCGTTCGTCGTGTCTGCGTACGCGCTCCATGTCGATCCTCCGTCGAGAGAATATCGCGTCGATAGCGTAACAGTAGTCCCCGGAGGTTGTGTGCTAAACATCGTCCAGTTTTGCAAGGTACTAGCCGCTTTACCAACTTGCGAGATGTCGACAACTGGCGACTCATAAGATCCCGATGCAACATAACCAGAGGTGAGCGAAATAGTTATATCACGGAGCCATGGAGCGTCGCCCGAATCTTTGATCGATTGTGTTGTGCGCCACCGTACCCATTTATTTGTAAGATCCGCCCCTTTAGTATATGGAAATTCCGAACTCCACGTCGTATCCCATGTTACAGAACCGCCCGAATACGTCCCGGCCTGAAATTCGATCGTGTTTGTTCCTACTTCCAAAGAATAAAGGGAGCTGTTTGATGTTGTTCCTGTCCAGTTGGAAGTACCTTCGAGCGCCACAGACGATAAGTCCAGACCAGGCGAAATATAAGTCCCCGTATAGGTATGATTCGCGGGAGGCGGTCCGTAGTCAGCGCCGATCGTAAAGTATACCGCGTCGAAATCGTACGTCGCGCCCGCAGTTCCTGACGAACGATATCCGAGGAGAATCCGCCGAGTCGAATATGACGAACTCGTGAGCGTCTTGATGAGTGTCCCGTCTTGGTAAAGGTAGCCCGTCGTTGAGTTCGTAATACGGATACGGAACCAAGACCAATTACCATTAGTCGACGGAATCGCGTCGCTAAATCGAACGGAACCGTCCGAGATATAAAACGAGCTGTTTCCGTCGCTCGTACGTGCGCGGAAATCAAGCGTAAAGCCATTCGTAAATGTAACGGCTGGTTGCCGATCGATCCCAACATTCACCGACGCGGACGATGTAACGCGGATAAATCCGCCGGGATCGACGGTCGCTCCAGCAGTACCGGAGCCATTCCACGTTGAGAGGCTCGTCATGCCGTCGCGGGTGCCCCAGTTAGGCTGGTTATTTAGCGCGATATAAGCGTTTGTACCCGTTCCATAAACCGCGGTACCTGAAAACGATCCACCGCTGAAGTCCGTGTCACTCGTCCAAGTTTTCGAGAGATCCGTCCCGCTTTTCGCGAGTTGAAGAATGCCGTATTGATTCGTTCCGTCGCTGGCGGCGACTGTTCCCGATAATGTTCCGGTGTTCCATGTCGTGTCGATCGTTTGCGAGAAATCGGTGCCCTCTTTTGCGAGAGTCGTATTCGCGATATTTTCGACGCGCTTATGCTCGATTTTGGCGCTCGGGTTCGTTCCGTAAATGCTGAGCGTATAGTTTCCGCCTTGCGTAACGCTGACCTCTTCTGCCGCGGGAACGCTCGCGGTCGTGAGGAGATTCGACGTGCCTTCCTCGATGAGAATCGCGTCGCCGAATTTTCCCGGCTGGTAATACGGATAATCCGCGGTGACTTGCGTCCCGTCGTTCCTATAGCGGATACCTCCGCCGCGACTGAATGCCGGGTATACTTGCGCGACTGTCCCCGTTTTCGTGATCCCGTAAGCGTACGGATCGGGACAGATGAACGTCACGTCAAACGATCCGTAAGTCCCCGCTCGTTCAAGGTCGTAGTTACCGTCGGGAATCGCATAGTAGGTTTTATCGAGCTCATAGTCGAAAACGAGCGGCGCGGGCTCATCGACGTCGAGCCATTCGGCGATGAGGCGCTTCCTATTCTCGAAATCGGCGATCGTAGCCTCTCCGATAAGATCGAACGAGACCGTAAACGTAGTGACGCCCGTCTCGGAGCGGAAGAAGTACGCCCCCGGACGTCCGGGAGCCGTTAGCATTTGCGCGGCTTTGGGAGGGAGGACGCCGCGCTTAACCTGCGTTACGATTAGCGAATGATCTGCGCTTGATACCCCGTTAAAATTGATTTCCATTAAAACGCCCTCCTTTTCCCGTTGATGCCTTTCGCGCGTAGCTTATTAGTTTGTCGATCATACATAACCTCGTCGACTGCTTCTCCTAAGACGCGACGGTCAAGCACGACGGTCGTGTGCCACTCGATTTTCTGTCCGTCTCCGATTTCCGCTCCGGTTGCCGCGTTGCTATTAGCCGCGAATGTCGTCGCATCATTGATGAGCGCCCACAGTTTCGCCTGCTGGTGCTGCGTGAGCACCATTTCGCCGCCCATCAAGCGAGCGAGAACCTCTTCGCGGCCAGGGACAACGCCACCGGGAATGGGGCCGCCGCTGTGTCGTTTTACGATTCCTCCGTGATGATGCTCGCCGGTTACAATCGACTTGATGGTTTCGTATATCGTCGTAAAAATTGATACGTGTTTCGTTTGGCTCCGCCCTAAATTTTGGTGCAACGAGTTCGCTTGACTAATTGCGGAGTTAATCGACGACTGGTCGACGGGTTTCATTACGACGCTGCGAATTTTGCCATTCATTGTGTCTGCGTTTTTTATGCCTATTCCGAACTGCGAGAGGTCGATATTTTTCTTTATCGTCTGATGGATGCGATTGTTTACGTCGTCGACCTTTTGCTTCCCTTTGTCCATGTCGGAGTTGTCGATATTCTTTTTCGTCTTTTTGTTGATTTCTGCGTTTAAATCTTGTTGCTTTTTCTTGTTTTTATCGATCTCGCCGCCTATGTCTTGCTGACTGCCTTCGATTTGTTTTAGCTTGTTGATCGCGTCTTGATACGATTTATTCTGATCGGTGAGCTTTTTGATTTGCGCATCTATTTCTTTTGTATTTCCGCGATGTTCGTCTTTTTGGAGCTGTAGCTTTACTAATTTAATATTATTTAAATCGACCTGTTTTTGGAGCGCGGGGATGCTTTTTAGGTTCTCTTGTGTGATCCCGTGCTCTTGGAAAATTATTTCTTTTAAAAGAGCTTGCTGGCTTTTCAGCGATGCGATTTTTGCATTAGATGCTTGTAAACTTTTATAGTTCGCATCTGCGATAGCGGTCGATTCATTCAACTGATCCTCGATCTCTTTTTTCTGGAGCTGCAGTTTGAGGAGGTATTGCTCCGCGTTTCTAATCGCCGCGCCATTCCCGGTTTTACGCGCTTCTGCGAGCGCATTTTCCGCCGCGGTTACCTGCGGTGTTATTTTGGCGAGATCTTGTTGCGCCTTCATAGCTTTCGCCGATGCCTCGTTGTATTGCTTCGCGTAGTTTGCCGCCTCTTTTTGCCATTGTGCGACATTTGCGACCCCGTTCGCGACTTGCGTCCATAGCTTAAGCTCGGTCATTTTCCACTGCTCGTCGTTCATTTTGCGAACTTGTGACGCAGCGCTCGCGATTTTGTTCCCGTAGTTGGTGACGGTCGTCGCGGCCTGCGGCATCGTTTGGACGATCTTCGCGTTTAAGTCGACCATGCGCTGTAATTCCGTATTAGACAGTCCCGACTTTTTCTGTAGGTTCGCCATTTCGTTCGCGAGTTGACGTTGCTTTGCGGGGTCGGTTTCCGTTTTAAGGCGCGTTTGGAGGTCGAGATATCGCCCGAACTCAGCCGTCGTGAGGTTGCTCTTTTGTTGCAACGCGGTAAATGAGTCGATGAGCTTATTTTGCGCGCTGATCTGCGAAAGAGTAGATTTTACCGACTGGACGGTAACGCCGGTATATTCGCGGACATCCCCCGCGGTCGCTGCCATTAATCCGCCCACGATCGAGAGTCCAGCGACAAGCCATCCAGCGGGACCGAGCGCGAGTTCGCCCGCAGCTAATGACGCCCATAATCCGCGGACCGCGATCGTAAGCTCCCCGACGGTTGGCAGCATCGACACGATTTTCGACCCGACGAGAGCGATCGCGCTTGCGGTTAAGATAAAGCGACCCTCACCACTCGCGAGGAATTCGATTAGCTTTCCGATCTCTTGGCCGAAGCGTTGGAAAGCTCCATTTTCCGAGAGTTTATTCAAAAAGTCGGTCAGCCTTACGACAACGTCTTTCAGCGCGGGAGATAGCCCATTATAGAATTGAATCGCGGCAGTTTCCGCGGCTCCCCCGAGCTGCTCGACGGCGCCTTTCAAGTTGTTTTGCATTTGCTGCGCCATTTGCGCGGATGCGCCCGCCGAGTCGAGAAGCGATTGCTTTAATTTTTTGAATTGTCCCGGCGAAGCATTAATAAGCGTCATCATACCGCTGAGCGCTTCCGTCCCGAAGATCGTCTGAAGCGCCGCGTGGCCTGTTCGTCTTGCTGAATCGCGTCGAGCTCTTGTTGCGCCTGCGCGTCCGTTTTGTCGTCGAGTACCATGATCGCGGTTTTCTGCGACCATGTCGGCTTACCGCCGGTACGGATCGACGCGATTTGTGCGAGTTCCATGTCGTCCCGTGGTAAGCCATCCTTAAAGTGAATGCGCGGAATGGTCGGCGTAAAGTCGACGGGCTTTCTGGTCGCCTTGCGCCGCGCCTGCTCGAGTAATTGCGCGATGAAAAGGACTTGCTTTAGTCCTTTCTCGTAATATTGGCGCTTCCGGTTAATTTTTGCGAGTAACGAGTTCATGCGAAACTTAATCGACAGGCCGGACGCGCCCGAAGTCCCGGAGTTATCGCGACCCAATGCAACGGGCGGGATCTCCGCGTTCATAAGCAATTGGTCGACGACCATTTTTAGCTCCTCAAAAGCAGCCTGAAGTTGGCCGTCCCAGGTGATATACTGCGGGATGATGTCGTTTTTATCCATGACCTCGAACATTTTGTCGCGGCCGGGATAAAATACCGGGTTCCCGTTCTCGTCCTCTTGGAGCGAGCCCGCCGGGACCGCCATCGCAGGATCGGAGTGTTTGTCGAGAATCGCAGCGATCCGTGTCAAGCGATTGTTTATCTCCTCGAGGAGTCCGTAATGCTCCGAGAGGTCGTCGATTCCCTCCCATGTGTCGTCCGTCGCGTAGTTCGGGACGTGAACAACTAACGGGAACGGTACGCCTGTTATGACGGGATCTTTTCCTGCGTCAATCTCTTCTGTAATGCGCCACGTTACGACCTCGCCGAGATTCGCGTCGTACTGCACCTCGTCCATTTTGAATTTACGATAGCGGATCTCGCCGGGATAATGAGATTCAACGTTTAAGATCCATTCGTGCCGCACGTTCGGCACTTGCGCGAGTGCCTGCGTATTGTTTGTCGGGATATATCCGCTTCCCGGCACTTGCGGCGGTACGTTATCGCCCACGATTTGTTGCGGATAGGCGATATGGTACGCGATGATCCGAGTCGCATCGTTCGGGTCGGTTTGCGGAAAAACATACTCGGCATTCTGCGCGCTGATGAATACGCGGAACGGGTCGATATCCTGCGGTAACTCTCCGCCGTATTCCTGGCGCCACATGATCTTATAGAACGAGTCGCCGCGGTATGCGTTCGAGAGCGCGCTCTCATAGTTCGTTATATGGAGATGGTTATTATCGACGTACTCGTTGAGTTTCGCCTGTTCCGGCGAGTTTTCGCTATTGCCCGCGCTGAAAATCGGCTTCTCACCGAAAAGGAAATCGGCTGATTTTTTGCAGATGATGCCCGCGATATTCGACGCGACATAAAGGACGTCCTGGCCGAGATCGCGCTTTAACTGGTTCGTGTAAGTCTTGAATATCTCTTGATGCTCGCCTTTAAAGAGCTTTTTATTATACTTGTACCGCATGATCCGGTCTTCATGGGCTGGGTGCGGATAATACTCGCCAATTTCGAAAAGATCGGGCAGATTATCGAATGCCACGCGCGCTCACCTCCTTATAATCCAAGCGGTTTTTTATAGTAGGACTTCCGCATGCGTGTTCCGCCCGCAAGGTTTACGCAACTCGCGAGCGCGTCCGGGAGATCGTCGTGATCTCCGCTAGGAAACATTTCCAACTGTTCGATTAGTAAATGCTGATGCCGCATAAGTCGGAGCGTTCCGTTCTCAAAAAGTGGCTCTAAAACGTCGATGCGATCTTCCTTTTTCCCTGCCTGATATGGAACGGGCTTTAATTTTGTCGTATAGTGCCCCGCCTTCGTAAGTGCCGTCCGAAGTTGGACGTAGTAGTCATGCTGCGCCTGAATCGTCTCGACGCCAAATATCCGCGGATTATACTTTTGTATTAAATCGATCGCGGCGGTCATCGCGACCGATGCCGGGCACTGTTTCGCCCAGGTTTCGCGGACATAAAGGACGCCCGTACGACGGCATCGCCCGATAATGACAATCGCATTATAGTCGGAACCGCGCTTTTTGCCGACTGCAGGGTCCCAAAAGCCGTAATACTCGAGTGTGATCGGCTTTTTCGTTTTCTCATCGATGAGATCCTTATAATCAAAGTAAATAAATGTCTCCGGTCGAAAGCGTTGTGACTCCTCGTCGATAGGGTTGTTTTGATACTCGGAGTTAAACGCCTTCGTCCCGCGCTCGACCTTCTCGACCATGAGATCGAAATATGACCAGCGATATTCCCAAAGAACGCGAGCGCCTCGGAGCATCTCGTCTCGATTCTCCTCGTATAGTCGCCGCGCCTTCTCCATTCGGTCGGGATCGGTACGATTGCGAAGAATCTCCGCGAATTGATCCCATAAGTCGGTACGCTCGGCCGGCTGGACAATCGCGCGGTATATTTTCGACTTAAAATCGGCGCTATTCAAAACATACGGGAGCAGTCCGTTTACATGGACGATCGTCCCCATATAAACAAACGCGGTCTCTTTGTCTCCGATCGGCATTACGACCTTATTCAACCATTCGAGGTTTTTCTCGCGTAAATCCGCCGTATTCGTATTCTTCGCGGATTCCAAGTCGTCAAGAATCACGAGATCCGGCTGATACGATTTATTCCGCTTCCCGCGGAGCTGCTTACCCATTGATGACGCCTCGACGAGTATCCCGGTATGCGTCAAAAACGCCTCCTGATTATCGCGCTCATTCTTCCGCGGGTTAACCTCGAGAAGCGAGCCGAAGTCGTTGCGGAGCTTCGCGTTATGCTTCAATTGGTCCGCAATCCACTCGACGAACTTCTGCGCCATCCCGTCGGTTTCGGAAATGATGAGAATATATTTCCGCTTGTTATATACGACTTCATGGAGCGGAAAGCAGTTCGAAAGATAAGCCGATTTCGCGTGCCCCCGAGGTGCAGCGTACGCGACCTTTTTCAGCTCGCGCCGCGTGACCTGACGGAGCATGTCGCACAATTCCCGGTGAAACTCGGGCGCGTCGTCCATCGTAAAGTTAGGATCGGGGACGAGGTTCGTCTCGTTCTCCGGGTTACGGTTCGCGCTGAAATACTCGTACATGAAATAGAGGATGTCTTCCTCCGCGCGGTCGATGCGCTGGAGTACCTTTAATTCCTCGAGATTATCAATGTACGTCTTAAGCTCGCGCTCACTGAGACCGCTCTCCTTACGCTTCTTTTTCTCGAGCAGGTCGTTATATTCTTCGAGTAACTTCATTCTCGCGCGCCGCTTCTCGCGGTCGATCCGTTCTTTGTAGTCGAGCACGTCCCCGCCTCCTTTCATCCGAGAAATGCTTTCCGATAACTCTCGACGTGCTGCAGCCATTTTCGATATGCGTCCTCATATAGCTTTTTATCGCGGAGTGATCGACTTTTCTCCATCTGCGCCCGCGCTTTGTCGAGCTGGTTCTTTAGCTGACGCCCTTGCTGGCCGAGCGTGCGGAGCATGCGATGCTCGCGATCGTCCATTTTCGCATCATCCTCTCGTGTAAAATCGCCTTCTATTTTTCGATCTAAGCGCATTTATTTTCGCTCTGGTATGGTAGGTATCGGCGCGAATTAATCGCGCTGATAACCGCATTAGATTCGCTCTGAGCGCGTTTTAAAAGGCCACCTTGAGGCGGCGCGTGTTATGTATATGCGCAGATAAAAGCGCAACAAAAAAGACCGCTTCAGCGGTCATGCGGTTGTGGTAGGCGTTTTATTCAGCGCCTCCGCAAGGTTATGTAAAGCTTCATAGTCGCCATATTGGATTGGATACGCCTGGCGGTCGTTATTGTAGTAAGTCGCGACTCTTGATTTATCGTTATATGGATATCGTTCCCATAGCCAGCGCATATTTACGACGATGTCGCGCTTATGCCCTGTACACCATACTCCGGCGTGATACAAACCGACCTTTTGCTCATAAAATTGTTCGAGGCTGATCTCTCCGCTAACCCTCTTTACGTAGAAATCAACAGCCCGCGGAGGAAAACCAAGCGCAAGACCCAAAATGCGGTGAAATTCTGCGCTATCCCGAGGGATTTTTACGACTGCTTCTGCAAACTCATTACGCGACTGCTCGTCGCGAAAGAATATATCGTACCCAGGAAAAACAGAAAAACGCGGGAATCTTTCGAGTTTTCTCAATACATCAATCGGTACTCGGGACATGTTTTCGTAGCAAGACGGCTTAATTCCCGCGAGAAACGATTCGGCTGGCATCAATTCCATGAGCGAACCTCCGTTTAATTTGATCCGCTCTCGATTATAACATCTTGTCGACTTATTTCATAGTCGAGAAATCCTCGCGACCGCATTCCGGGCAGTAAACGACGCCGTTGCTCGTTTCTTTGCATTCGCCCGGACAGCTCGAGTCGAAGCAGCAGGAGCGCACGAATTTATCCATCGATTTCACCTCCTCTCAATCATCGCTCGTTTAGTTGTAATGATAGTAAATATCGCGTTTACTCTCGAAATAGTCGAACTGAGTCGGTACGCTATGATATCCGTTAGCATAGCGCCCGTGTGCGGGATCGAACGTTTTGTAATATGTGATCGCCTTTTCGATGTACCACCAATCGTAAGACGGGTCGGTGAGCACGCCGTGATAGAGTGTTCGCGGCGGTGTAGCGTCGGCCATCCGCGAAGCGATCGACCAGAAATAGACGGTCCCGACGTTTCCGAGCTCGCCGTTTACCTTCATATCGTGCAGAACGCGACCGAGCATTGCATGATCCGCGTGAACATCGCCCCAGGACGTCGTCCGAATGTCCGCGGTAGGATAGAGCGCGTGGTATTTCGCGATTAAAGCGTGTACGTCTGAATACGTAAAGCCATCATTCGGAAGGTGCTCGATGTAAATCCGGCTGGACGGCGTGCCATACGCGCCCCCAGCTACGCGAATAAAATCGTCGATTCGTGTCTGCGCGAATTTAGTCATCGTAAGATATCCGTCCGCGTAATGCTCCGCGATCGGATTGTGATAGCGCTTGTGGTAGTGGCAATAGACCGCACCGGATGTCGGTGCGTTGTAGCTCTCCGCGTCATATTGGCCGTTTGCTACTTCGCGAGCCTTCGAGTGCTTTCCGTCGGATGCGAGGACGAGGATCACCGGCCGTCCTTCGTGAATGCGATTCCGTATATCGATCGACATCGAGAGCGTCTCATCGTCTGCGTGAGGCACGAGATAAACGACTGGAGTTCCCGCGGCGTGTACCTGCGCGGGATCATGCGCATAGATCATCGCGGAAAACGTCAGCGCTACGGAGGCCAGCGCCGCTTTATATGCGCATCTAATCGCATCCCTAACGTTTATCATTTTCGGCTGCCTCCTTTTGCGCGAGATCATGCGCGAGATTCTTAACGAGGCATTCAAGCGCGGCAATCCTGTCCGCGTGTTCGTCGCCTGTTTTTCGTACCCTACAAACGCGACTTATCGATCCGTATTGCCCGTCGTGCATCTTAACGCTTACGAATAGATCGCCCAACTGCTCGCAGTATTTGATCGAGTGATTTCGGTCGATTTTCTCGACTAACTCGGCGATCACGTCTCGCGGTCTATCCATCGCAAAATCCTCCTCTCGCGGCGACCTCCGAATCTCGGAACCCGTCGCGTATTTTTTGTTGGCGTTAGCTCCCGAGCCCTGCCGGGGTGTGGGGGCGGTGTGGGGGACTTAACGCTCACCGTCCGTGCCGTTCGCTGACTGCAAAGCGAATCAAAAGCGTTTTTCGTTTCGATTGAAGCAAAACGAAAAAGTCAAAGCGAAAAGACAATCAAACGAACAAGCAACAAGCGAATGATGCAACGAGCGATATGCGCTGAGCCTAAACGCTGAGTCAAGCGCAACGACAACGAGCATCAAGCATTGGTCCAAGCGCAAGGCATAGCGCATGCGGATGCGGTAGGCAGGCGCGCTAGGCTTGGCGCTTTCCCTTCCGCGACTCCCTGCCCGTACCCTAGTCGCATACCCAATTATTCGTAATCCATTTCGATTTTATGTCGCGTTATATTCACGTACTATTTATACGCGTATTATTCGCGCGTACGATCGCGATTGCCGGAGCGCTTAATTCGTCTAGGTTTGCGCGATCGATTAGGCGCGCATTATTACGGATAATACGCGGGTATATCCGCAATTATTGCGCCTGCCTCCGCCGAAAAAGCGCCCGAATCCCGCTTAAAATCTGGCCTCGTCTATCCTCCCCCGATATTTTTCATCGGTCTGTTCGTCCGGCAGGACGAGCGGATTTTTGACGGCTAAATCATATCGAATCTTACCAAAACGGCACCGCGACTATACGCCGCCCAAACGACGAAGAAGGCGCTTTACTCTTTTCATCGCGCCAGGCTTCGTCTGCTTCGCGAGCCACTTATCGCGCGCCTTGTTATTTTCGACTAAAGCGAGGACCATCACGTAAATATCATCTGCGCGGAACTCAGCGCGAATGAGCCGCTTGATCGTTCCGAGATACTCGCGCTTAATGCGATCGCGAGACATACCCGCGCTTTGGCTGATGTGCGTAACTAAAAGCGCTAACTCCTCGCTGTTCATCATGATATCACCTCAAACAAAAAGAGGTTCTATTACTTCGGCTCAACATGAATGCGAACGCCGTCGATGTACTCATACCCATTGGCATCGCAGTCATAAGAGAAGTAAATTTCCGATACAAAAAATTTCCCCATATCCTGACCCTGAATGCCTATATATTGCAAGACTGCTTTGAATACATCATCTTTGTCTAGATGGATATACATATTTCACACCCCCGATAAAAAGGACACAATTTCGTCCTTGCTTACGAATAAAATAAATAGCGTCAAAACCGTGTCATTCATTTGTCGTCCTCCTTCCGATCTTTCGCGAACGGTCCGATTAGCAAAACGAGCCCGATCGCGATAAGGAGCCCGCCGATAAAATAAGCGCCCATCGTTAACCCTCCGCTCCGTCGAGCTCGCGCTTTAATTTTTCGAGCTGAGCCTCGAGCGATTCGGAGTCGCGCTTGTCCTCGATCGTTTGCTCGACTTCGTGCCGTTCCGTAAGTTTGCCTTGCGATTTAAGGAAAATCTCGACGGCGCGGGTATTATTGCGCTTTAACTGCGTCTCGAGCGCCTTAATCGCGAGTCCATATAAGTCGTTAAGGAATTGATCGCGGTAATATTCGATCAAGTCGCGGAAATCTTCGTTTTTATGCAGCCAATTCCAGACGGAGTTATAATGCACTCCGACTTTTTGCGCGACTTCTCTTTGCGTCATTTTATTGTGCGGATCAGCAAGAAGCATCGCGGCCTCAATTTGTTCCGCGCTTAGCTTCGTTAGATCCGGTTTACGTCCCCTTTTAGCCACCGTGCGCCCTCCTTTCCGTGAAAATAATAGTTACGCATATAGTCGTTAAGCTCGCGGCCAAAAAATAATAACGCCGATTATCTCGTCGGTTTCTTCGGACTTTCGCAAGAAAACGCCTGGATATACCTCGTCCTCATAACCAGGCGCTACCGAACCGAAGAAAATATATAATACGTCATGCTCCTCGTCGTATCGAACCGTCTCGCTCATCGATTATCCCTCCAAACGAAAAAAGCCCCCGCGAGAAAGGGACGCGTTGAGCATCCCGTCGCGGGGTTATGAAGTTTTGAAGTTTTACATGCGATTCGATCAGGTTTCGATCGGCTCCGGGTCTCCTTTATAGCGGATCATGATCGCGGCCTCCTTTCGCGAGGGTAGCGGACGCTTCGCTTAATAGTCGCGACTATGGTACGGACAAACTCGCGACATAGCAATCGATGAAGCTATGCGGATGTCTGCTGGCGTGACTGCGGTCATCGCTCTTTTAATTTGCGGAAAGTCTCGTCGTATTCGTCAAATATGCGCTCAAGCTCTTTAAGCGCATCAGATTCATGCGGATAATATTGCGCGGCATTGATTCCATATGCGTGCTCCTCGACAACGCGCGCGAGATAGTTGCGTAACTCGTAAATGCGCTTAATCTCCGCGGTGATCTCCTCGCGTTCTTCTGGAGGATATGAATAATACGTGCGAGTTAAGTTTTCCTTAAACGTAAAAAGACCGTTGATTAAGCGTTTAATATCATCGCGGGTTACCTCAACGGTAATATTCATCGCTCATTCCTCCTCTTCTATATGCGCATTTAAAAGCGCTTGTATATAACCATATACGCGATCCTGAAACTCCTTCATATCGAGGTAAACCTCGAGCTGATGGCGCATACGCTCCTCGGGAGTTCCACGCGTTTTGTCGCGCTGGTTTAAACGCTCTCGGGCTGCACGCAACCTTTCGCGGGACGGTTTATAGATGTGCATATCCATCTCGTCATTCCTCCTCGCTCAAATATTCGTCAATCTCTTCGGCGAACCCGCGCCTTTATCATCTTGGCATCCAGTATGTCGAGATAAACAGTCGACCGTTCGCGGTCTTCTCGCACTTTACAAAATTCATCGCGATATTTTTGCGCCAGGACGTGAACGTATTCGTTAAGCGCATCGTGTACCAGCTTAAGATTATCTCCCGATATTTTCATCGCTCACTCCTCCTCTTCTTTCTCGGGCTCCCACGCGTCCAGCTCTTCGGATAATCTCCGACTTAGATTTTGCAGCATGCGGAGAGTGCTCGAGAGAGACGCGAAGGTCGAATCATCGGCTAAGTAATACGCAATTATTTTCGCGCCATAGTCGGCGATCTCGCGGTGTTGCTGCACGATTAACATAGTGACTCCTGCGCGGAGAGCCTCGAGCTCCCTTTTCGAGAATTGCGCTTTTAAACTCATCGTGTCATTCCTCCTCCGCTTGATAGCGATCGAATTTATTGGATAACTTTTTCAGCGCAAGTAATTTCGCCGTAACTTCGTCCTCCGTGGCACTACCTATATAAAAAGTTCCCGCGACTTGATTCGCTAAGAGATAGAGCGCCGTCCGTAAAAGCGCGACCTCCTCTTTCGTAAACTCCATTCGATCATTCCTCCTCGTTTTTAGCATTCATTTAACGCGAAACAAGCGCCGGACACCTTCGACAAATTCGCGCATAAGTTTTTCTAGCTCATAATCCCGCGCGTTTTGATAGTCTAAGTGGCGACTGATGAGACGATTTAACAGCGGCTCAATCACTGTGTGTTTAGATGCGCATACACCGTCGTAGTTATTCATGCGCATATACATGCGCATATACTCGGTAAGGGCTTCGCAAATTAAAACGAGTTCGGGTCGCGTTAACTTTACCTCGATTGTCCCTGCGTTCATTACCCGCTCTCTTAAATCAGCGAATGTGTCGCTATGCTCGCGGATAAAGTCCTCGGCTTGACTGCTGGCGACCTCTTGCGCATCGTTTGCTTTCATCGTTTCTTTATAGGCGTTTAATTCTGCGTACAACTCCTCGAGTTCTTCGCGCGTTTTGTCCTTCTCGTTTTCCATTTCGCCATTCCTCCTCGTTTGATATTCATGCGCATATCCATGCGCATATACACGGCGCGAGAGAATCAGCGCCGGGACGATGATGTGTGGCGGCGGCCGGCTGGCTGCCTGGTGACTCATCGCTTCATATCTCGTCTATATTATTCGTAAAAGATAAGCGCGAGGTAAGGGATAAAGTCGCCCCTTCATCGTATATTAACGATGTCTCGCGCTATCTTTTATAATCGATTTATTAATCGCTTATAAAGGTATGAGTGAAAACTCCGATAGGAGTTTTAGCGAGCGTAAGCGAGCTAATCAATCGTTTTTTATTCGCCTTAATACTCGTTATCAATCGTTTTTATTTACTGTCGTAATATTTATTCTTATTATATTTGTTCTTATTACTTTGTTCTTATTACTTTGTTCTTATTACTTTCCGCTTTTACACCCCCTCGGATTATGTTTTTCCATAATCGGCGGGTTCCGTTCTAGCATAATCGCTCGGATTTATCGGAAAATAAAGCGGTAAGTAAACGTTTTTGACGTTTCCCCTCCACGGTAATTTAATCGCCCGTAGGAGTCCGTTGTCTATTAATATCCGCGTTACTTTCTTTAAGCGGTTTTTATCGATCCCGGTATCCGTGCAGATTCGTTCGACGGTCGGAAATGCCCATAAATATAAATCGTTCGCGCTTTCGCCGCTGGTGTGTGCGTGTAGGTAAATGTAAAGCGCGATCGCGTCCCTTGCGTCTCTTCCTCCGTGCTCTTCAACGAGTCGCGGTAATAGATCGCGGCCGATTTCGTGAGTAATCATCGCGTAACCTCCGTCATGCATAAGCTGCCCTTTTTGGCGCTTTGCTAATTCTGCACCCTTTTTAAGCTGCTCGTTCTTGCTCATTTTATCGAATCCCCCATTCGATTTTTGTCCCCCGCATTAAAAGTAATATCCGACGGCAGGGACCGGGGGAGTCCTTTTCGGGAGCGACCCTACTCCGTCGGTATGTATACCGCGCCCCGCGGATCGTGGCGTCCCGCCCGTCCAGGCGAGCGCTCCCCGTGAGGCGCGTGCTGTGTGCGTTATGTTACGCGCTAAGTAGTGGCGGAAAACCATTTCCGTCCTTGTTGCGATAGAATAAGATGCGCATATAAAACGCCCACCACCTCCAGATCCTGTGGGCACCGGGAGACGCACCGCGAGTAACTTAGTCCCCCGCCTCACCGCGCCCTATCGCCCTCGCTCGCGGTCTTGGCGAATCGGTGCGCGGCTACTAATCAAATATCGATATGTTATACGCCGATTTCTTTCAGCACTGCTGCGACGACGCGATTAATCTCCGCGCTTACCTTATGTCCGGCTTGTTGCACTTGCACGAGCAAGCTCAGCGCGGCGAAAAGCGCCTCGAGTCGTTTTTCGTCCATTGTCCGTCCTCCTCGTATGTTTGATTCGGTTAGCCGAGCGAGCAAGAGAGGGTCATGAGTGTAATCCCGAGGGTTACCCCATTCCTGTCCTGCTCGCCGCGTTAAGATAACGAAAGCGGGGCGATTATGCGCTCGCCCCTGGCGCTGGTTTTAAATTCCTTCCCGTTCATAAGGACGATACAAAGAAAACGACAATTTTGCAGGGATAACCCGAAAAATATTTTCGCGGATCACCAATAAAAGCCGAATCGATCTTCTTTTTCGTTTCGATGATCGTCGTATATTTCGCGTTTATATCGATACCAGAGCTGGCGATCGTGTATATGTGCATGCTCGACGGTATCGTAAACTAACTCGGGCGCGCCGTGCCTGCGTTGTCTTATCGTCTCCCAGGCGCGCTCATCCCCGCGCTCGCTGAGCCAATAGAGAAGATCTTCCGCAACATCCTCCGGGAGATCGTAGATCGGCGCGCCATCGGCTATGTCGTTAATCCATCGATTAAGAGGTCGCGATCCTGGCAGCGGTTTGACTCGCCGTCCTTTCTTCGCTGCCCCACCTTCTTTCATTTCGCGCGCGAGCCTTTCGTGCGCCGTTGCGAGATACTCATCGACAGACTGACGCGCGACTCCGAGAAGCTCGGCGACCTGTTCACGAGAGAGTTCGCAAAAATAGTACAGTGCGATACATTGACGCTGCCGCGGCGTTAAACAGTCCGTATCCAACGCGATTTTTAAGTCCGCGATCACCGTGTACGAGTCGAGATCCGCGCGGTCATACGCTCTCGCTTCCACGCGATAAAAGTCGTCGAGTAATGCCGCGATGCCTTCCGATTCGTACGGGTAAAGATCTTCGACCCGCTTGCGCTTGCTTTCTAAATCGATTGAGCCTGCGCCCATTTATTCCGCCTCCTTCTCTTCGATAAGCATTTCGCATGGCTCTTCCCAATCGCAGTTTGGACATTCTTTTGATGGTTGCCATTTGAGTACATAAAAATAATCTTCACAATTGAGACAATAGCACTTCTCAAACTTGGCCATAATCGACCGCCTCCTTTTATTTGCGTTACTCTTGGAAAAGTACACCCGGAAAAAGCCTCTCGTATGCTTCGCGGTAAACCTTCGCCGCTTCTTCTGGCGTGTCAAATTGACCGAGAAAAATAGACGCGGTCCATTTACCTGTTTGTTTATTTTCGTGTACGCCGCGAAAACCGGTCTTATTTGTATGCGAGACCCTCCGGTTTCTTTGATTGGTTGCCCGATCGACTGCGCGCAGATTTTCGCGGCGATTGTCGAGCGTGTCCCCGTTCAGGTGATCGACGACTTCGTCCGGACCCGGAGGGACGACGAGATGCGTAATCGGTTTATTTCGTCCGTTTACAGCCGCGAGAATGTATATCTCGTCGTTTGCATTCGCGATGGTATACAATCGCGTGGCATTCTCGCGGAGGATGTCGATCGTCTCCGCGTCGACTAGCGATTCGACCCTTCGCCGTCCGTCATCGACTCGTAAAATCGCGGTACCATCATCGTTTAAGCTATACTCGTATATGTGCTCGACTGTAGGCTTCCGATTCTTTTTTCGCTTGCCTTCAAGTTTCAATTCGAGGAAAATTCGTTGATGCATCCGCGCGCCCCTTTCGTATTGTTTTTCGCTATAAGTGGATATAAAAAGAGCGCCCCAACATGGAGCGCTCCAATTCATACGAGTTATATGCGCATCTATTCCGTTTTGCAGTCTAAAATCTCCCGCAAAGCCTTCACGACTGTCAGATATGCGTCAGCCTTCCCGCGTTGCTCCGGGTCAACATCGTCCGACATTAGCTCCGCGGCGCTCATCATTAAGTCGATGTGATGCTGAATCTCGGCGCGAAGCTGGGCGAGCTCATTTTCCGCCTCGATCGCCCGGCGGATCGCTTCCGGCCATCCTTCACGGGCTTCGGCGATAAATTTAGCGTTATGCTCGGATAACTCCGCTGCGATTACGTAAAACGTATCGTCCGGGAGTGTGACCTCATAATCGAACCCACCGACCCCGCCGCGGTGATAAGCGAACCACGGCCCCGGCGTTGCATTTTTGGCGATCTCAAGATCGCGTAATAAATCCCGTTTGGTCATCATCGACCGCCTCCTCGTTGGGTTTTCGCTTGACGTAAGCGCTCTTCCGCGATCGCGACGTACTCGTCGCTTATCTCGAAGCCGATATAGTGCCGATCGTTTAAAAGCGCCATTTTCGCGGTTGTACCGCTGCCCATGAACGGATCGAGGACAACGTCGCCAGGATTCGACCACGATAAAATATGATCTTTCGCTAGACTTTCTGGGAAAGGGGCGGGATGCCTGAAGCCATATCTAACAGCATTCCATCTTATTTCGGCATGGTTATACTCCCAAATATTAAATCTCCTTCCGTATTCTTTAGACGGTTTTCTCCTTTCGTCTTTTATCTCTCCGTTTGCCTTTTTCCTCGTTGTTTTTGTTGAATATTTCCCAGTAGTATTCCAGTGTTTATTTTTCCTGTCGTAAAGGAGGTTTACGGTTTTTGGCGCCCCTTTAGAAAAGACAAACATATATTCAAAACTTTGTAGATATGCCTTATTAGATCCCGTGGCGCCACAGCCAACCTTTTTATAAATCATCGTATCGTGCAAGTTAAACCCTACCGCGTCCTTAAAATAAAGCGCCTGTCGAAAACTCGTTCCAGTTTCCGATCCTTTAATAGTCGCGTCCCCTACTACCCAAACGACCACGCCGCCCGGTTTTGTTACGCGATAAAGCTCATGCGCCAGCACTTCGAAGTCAAAAGAAAAGCCGTTATAAGTCCGCAGGTTATCGTAAGGCGGACTCGTAACGGTCAAGTCGATCGAGTCGTCCGGGACAAGCTCGCGCAGGCCTCGGACGTTATCCATCGTATAGATTATGTCGAGAATCAACTCGCATCGCCTCCCTTGCGATTTTCCCATGCCTTTTCGATGGTCTCCTCGACGGTATCACCGGAAATAAAAGCGGAGGACAGTCGCCAGCCTGGGCGAACGACCGCGACGACCTGCTCCGGATAGATAGGCGACTTATTTTCTTCGCGAGGCTTCTTGCCACCGAAGCCTACATATGCCGGTGAATAGCTCGGCTTCATATCGCCTTTGAGCGCGAAATAGGTATGCTTAAGGATCGCCAGGTCTCCCTTTTTGAGCGGAAACATATCCGCCCCCGTGAGGATCGTCGGTTTCATTCCGCATCGCCTCCCCGCAGTTTTAAAACTTGCTCCTCGAGCCATTCCGTATAATTGACAGGGAATTTACCTTCCTCAAAACATTTGAGTGAGTATTCCATATACTCGCCGTATAGATCGCGATTTACGTCGCGCATCATCTCGCCCTCCTTTTCTTTTTCCAAAGGTGACATGAGTTAAAGCTCGGCGGGGAATCGTGAAGAGTGTCGGGATGTGTGCATTTACCAACGCCATAAAACCAATTTTCGGTTTTGGTCAGTTTCAGCCCGCTATCCTCGATTCCGGTTTGTGTCCAATAGCGGCAGGTTTCACATGTTCCCTTATCTTTCATTCCGCATCCCTCCCGTTTGGATTAACGAAAAAGGCACCTCCCGGAGTAGGGGAGAGGTGCCTCGTGCGCTTGCTTTATTCTTTTTCGTCTAAAAGCTCCTCCGCGGCCTGTCTTGCTTTTCTGGCAGTCCACTCAGACGCGCCCGTCGCTTCTGCGATCATTCCGCGACTAGGTAAGGCGCCGTGCTCGCGTACGAAACGAGCAGCCCATTCGTAGGGATCAGCGGTTTTCTTCGGTGAAACGAATTCATGCGAGATCGCTTCTTTTAGCGCTTCCAGTCGATCGATCTCGCGGTCGATAATGATCTCGATCGCTTCCGAGATAGACAGTCCGTACTCCATGCAGTCGTTTTTAAATCTACGATACAGAACGTCAGCCATGCGAGAGTGTAAAGCATTGTTTTTCATTTTATAACCCCCTGATGATTATTAACTAGCCTGCGCTTTAAGTTCTTTTAGAATCTTGTCGGCCTTATGCTTGCTGATGCCTGCTTCTGCTGCGAGCTTCCGAATGCTCGGATAATCTCCGAGTTCTTCTATGAGACGCTTTGCGACTGCGATCGGATGTTCGGACACATTGTCCGTTTTATTGTCCGATTTCGTCTGGGTGTCCGTACGTTTGTCCGTTTTGCGTTCCGTCCGAGTGTCCGATTTTTTCGTCCGATTCTCTCCGCTGTCCGAGGTGTCCGTTTTGGTGTCCGCCGCTTTATGCGACTGTCCGTCCGATTCTTTTGCTGTCCGAGTGACCGGTTCAGTGTCCGCCCGCATTTTCGCGGCAGTGTCCGACATGTCCGATGTGTCCGTCGCTGAGCCTGTAATTACTAGGCTGTCCGTCTCGTCCGCCTGGTTGTCCGACAAAATGTCCGGTTTACTGTCCGACGAGTCGGAGTGTCCGAGGTGTCCGATCGACTGTCCGTTAATTTGTCCGGCAGTGTTCGATTGTCCCCTATGCTGTCCGGCCGCTTTGTCGTCCGTCCGACTGTCCGATGAGGTGTCCGATTTTTTGTCTGAGTGTCCGAACATCTCGCGATTTTTCTCCATCCAGCGGAGGAGTAACTCGAGGAGAAGGAGCGCGACGACGGTCGATCCGTTCACGATTATCCCCTCGCGATCGCCTGCGAGGAAACTTACGCGGATATTTGACCACCCCGTAAAGGCCAGTCCGAATAAGAAGAGTAGCCAGGGGAGGAATCCCCTCCCTCCCGACTGAGAGAGAACGATTACCGACAAGATGAACACGAGATCGAGGCTTACGACCCAAACATGCGGAAGGGGATCGGGAAGTGCTACGAGCGCCCTCTCCAGCTCTAGCGCGTGGTAATACGAGATAAGCATATTTCCGATGAGCAACAAGTAACCGACAGCGCGGGCGATATCGAAAACGCTCGGCGATTTAAACATTTTCATCTTATCGTCTCCCTTTTCGTTTTATTTTTCGTATCATTAATTCGTCCGTTTCAGTATACGAAAAGGGTTAAGAAATGTAAACCCTAGCATTTATCTCTCATCGCTTTTATCTCGTTTTTCTTTCTCAGCGAGAGTCCTTTGGTCCCAAAGATCAACCAGCTCGCAAGCTCATCGAGTTCTCGCGGATCGGGACGCTTGCCGGTCTGTAGAACATACGCCTCGGTGAGCGCTTCGATCTTCGCGATTTTTTCAGCGTATGGGTAATCGTCGGTCACCAAGCGCGTTACCGCCTTCGCGAATTGCTCGCGGTGATTGTCCTTATCGAAACTGAAACTCGCCATTTCTCATCGTCCCTTTTCGTCTTATTATTCGTTAATCCAAAGCCCGAGACGCTCGCGCGCGATCTCGATATATTCAGGATTTAATTCGATCCCGACGAAGTCCCTTCCGTTTTGTCTCGCGACGAGTCCCGTCGTACCGGAACCGAAAAACGGATCGAGGACGAGCCCGCCTTCGGGCGATCCCGCGAGAATACATGGTTCGATTAAATCCGGCGGGAACACTGCAAAGTGTGCGCCTTTAAATGCTCGTGTATTTACGCTCCAAACTGTCCGCTTATTTCGCTTACCGTCTTTCGGGATATAATCAGCACGACTTCGAGCCAAGTCAGCTCGAACTCCTCCATGCGTCCCTTTGTTATTAAGGTTTTTGCGGCGTTTAAAGTCGCTTACCGTCGCTGCTGAAAGCGGCTCTTTTATCGCGTCCGCATCGTAGTAATATTTCGGGCTTTTCGACAAAAGGAAAATATACTCGTGCGCTTTGGTCGGGCGGTCTTTCACGCTTTCCGGCATCGCGTTGGGTTTGGCCCATATTATGTCACTCCGAAGCCACCAGCCGTCAGCCTGGAGAGCGAAGGCCACGCGCCAGGGTATGCCGACGAGGTCTTTCGGTTTTAGACCGTCCGGAACAATTGTCTTTCCGTAGTGTCCGGTTTTATTTCTCGTATTCGTAGGAGGAACTGCACCGTTCGGACGGTTCGCCGCGTAACTATCCCCGAGGTTAAGCCAAAGCGTTCCATCATCCCGAAGCACCCGCCGCACTTCGCGGAATACCTCGACCATTTTCGCGACGTATTCCTCCGGCGTTTTTTCGAGGCCGATTTGTCCCTCGACACCATAATCGCGCAGTCCCCAATAAGGCGGAGAGGTTACGCAGGTATTAAAAATACCCTCCGGGAAAGTCCGCAGGGTTTCGATAACGTCGCCGTTATAAATTTCGTTTCGTTTCATGCGATCGCTCCTTTCTGGTAAATAAAAAAGCGCCCGATATTCGGACGCCTCGCGGAATAAAACATTAACCGATTCGATTTTTCAGGATCAGGACATCGCGCGAAAGATACGCGGTCGCCTCCGTGGCGGTTTTCAGCTCGCGGAGAATTCCTGCGATGCTCTCTTCGACTTTGTCCAAGAGCTCATGAATGCACTCGAGCTCTTTTTCGAATTGCTCGCGCATGCTTACGAGCGTCTTTTTAAACTCGCGGTTATCCTCTAATAATTCGCACTGTCCCTGCAAAAGTTGGTTAAGAACTCCCGTTATCTCCTTCATTTCCATCTAACCGATCCGCTCCCTTAGCGTATTTCTCGAGGACGAGCTCCATTCCTTCTTCGATCAGCTCGTTCTCTCGCTTGTCGAGCTCTACGGCGAGCTTTTTGATCGCTTTTAATAAGTCCGTTCTATACGTCGTGTTATAATTGCGTCGCGGTTTAGTCGTCATGAGCTCCACCCGTTTCTATTATATATTTCGCCCGCATTGTTTTCAATGTTGCAATGTTTCGACGTACGCGCTATACTATACCTGTACCGAATTTTTAGAAAAGGAGGCGATTTCGTGAGCCTCGCGGGATATACCACGATCGAAGGTTACGAGTTTACTATCCTCGACCCTGATCGTTATCGCCTGCGCTGTCCTAACGGCTGCCTAGTCGCGGATGACGTCAGCCTCGGGCGAGCATATGAGGCGATGTCGAAACACATGCGAGCATGCCCACGCGCCGAGGACCGCGTCGCGCCACCGACGCAAGTCTTCGCGCATGAGGCGGAATAGGTTAATGAGTAGGTTAGTGATTAGTCGCTTCATATTGTACCACATGTGCGTACGATTTTTGAACGGGTTTTGACGGTTCTAAATCGCTAAGGGAAAACCGATCGAATGTAAGCGGGGAATTATCCCCGCTCTTTTTGTTTGCGGATAAGCTCCTCGAGCTTCCTCCAGTGGAAGCGCTGAGTATCTTCGAGGATCTTCTGCGACTGCTTCGACGTCTCATATGTGTCGATTACCTTATCGATGATTTTCAGATAATCGAAATTAAACTCACTCGCGGATAGCGTAGATTCATCGACCTTCTTGCGGTAAGGGATGCGCAGGAGCGGCATCCGCTTTTTCTCGTATAGCTTGACGTTTACCTCGCCGTCAAAGTTGCGATCTTTCCTCAATACGACGACATATCCGCGCCGTTTTAAGCGGCACTTGTCGCGCATGATATCGCCTCCTTTTATTGCGCGGGCTCTACGACCGGAGTTTCAGGATAATAACCGTCCAGGTCGAACGCGGCCGCCCATTGATCCGCAAGTTCTTCGGCGATCTCGCGCGTCGGTGCATCGATGACGGTTGTCTCTGTTTTCCAGTCGCCGGCACCTACGTATTGGCATTTTACGGTCGCTTTCCACTTCATAAAGCGCATTCCTCCTCGTTTACCGTTTTCCTCTAGGCCTCGGTGTCATCATATCCGAGCGCCCATCGGGAGCCCCGAGCGGATCGGGACGCCCTAGCGCGACCGGATATTTAGCGCTTTAACTGCTCCGCGAGTGCCTTTCCGAGATACCAAGCGACCCGACTCGCGACTCCATTCCCTACGATCCGATACGCGGCAGAGAGTGAGATCGTTTCGGGAATGACGTACCAGTCGGGAACCGATTGAATGCGGAGACACTCGCGAACGGTAAAGCGGCGCGGCGCTTGCGTTGGGTGAATCGGTTGCCCGCTGTTATGATGCGCGGGTATCGTATTCGACGCGGCATCCATCGACTGGATACGGTTCGCTTGGTCGTAGGTGTATTCGCTTTTCGGCGTCCAGTAGGATTTGTCATCGTGATTCGGATAAAAAAGGCCATAGGGGACGCCCTTATGCAAAACTGCGGGAAGCGTCGGCACCGCCTCGTTATACGTCGGCGGACGGTGCTTTTGCAAGTGACGCGGATCGCGTTCGAGATACGCGACCGCCTTTTCCGATAATTCAATACCGTGAGGCTCCGGTAAGTCTCCGATCACGTCGCGAAGGACTTGCGTTCGGTAGTCCGCGGGATCAGGCTCGGGAAATTCGAAAGTAAAGCCGAGATCTTTCCGAATCCCGACGATGAATACGCGCTCGCGTTTTTGCGCGACTCCATAGTCCCAAGCGTTGATAACTCGCCAGCTTACGACGTATCCTATCTCGTCGAATTTTTCGAGGAGCGCGTCAAACGTTTTGCGGTGGCGTTTTCCGACAAGTCCTTTTACGTTCTCGAAAATGAACGCTTTCGGTTGCTTTTTCTCGATAATGTTAAGGTACGTCCAGACGAGGCGACCGCGTTCTCCGTTTTCTCCTTCGCCTTTACCGGCGACGCTGTAGTCTTGGCAAGGCGGACCGCCCGCGATTACGTCTACGTCCGGGATGTCGTTCGGGTCGATTTTCGTTATATCTCCGAGTACGACATGATCGCCGATATTATGGCGATACGCCTCGACCGCGCGTTTATCGAAATCGTTCGCCCAGACAATAGAAAAACCGGACTCTTTCAGTCCGACCGCCATCAGTCCGCCGCCGCAGAAAAGCTCCGCGACGGTTAATCCGTTTCGCGGAAGCGTTGGGGTTACGTTAAACTCGCGATATTCCATCGGATCGCCTCCTCGTCCGGGGTGTAACTGACAATTCGCTTTAGCCATGACTGACGCCGTAACCGTGAGCGCGGGCTCATCCCACGACAAACGGCGAAGGTGACCCGCGTTACCTCCGCCGTTGTTAAACGAACCTTTCATAAATGCACGTTGATCTTCTTCGGGTAAGTCCCGCCAATTACCACCCGGCGGGATTTTATGAGCGTAGGGCTTCTCATCGTTACGAAGCCCGTAACCAATGTGATTTTTAATCACGCGATCGCCTCCTCGTTTAATAAACGAATCGATTAATCTCCATCACGCCGTACCCCTCGGCGCGGAAAACCTCGGCGATTTTCGCGCATGCCGAGAAAAACAGGCGTTCTTCTTCATCGTATAGATATTCGCTAGTGGATGACGCCTTAATAACCGCGAATTTTTCTCCGACTGAGAGATCCGCCTTTTTGATGGCGGCGCGCATGTCTGCGATTGCGTCCTTTGCGTCGATTCTATGGTCGCGAGTCATTTCGTATATTTTGGCGTAACTATTAATAAAGCGAGCGACTCCGCTCACCTTTTCGACCTCGTAAGTTCTAATCGTTTTAATCATTTCGCTCATCTCCTCTTATTTATCGTCCTCATTCCTATTACACACGTCATAAAAGCGAGTGTCACATTTAAAGCGAAAATTTTTCGCTTGTTTTGTCGTCCTTGCTCGTCTACGTTGCGCGAGTTGGTTCGATAAGGTAAGATTGAAGCGTAAGCAAAAATCGGAGGTGAAACTCATGCCGTTGATTCCGTATTCTGCGCGCGAGGGCAGGCCGTCAGGTACGCCTGCGATAACGATCGATAAGCAGGCGCGAATCCGCTTAAATAAGCCGCTCCAGCGCGAATTAGGCTGCGAAGGTCGGTCGATAAAGTTATACCTCGCGTACGATCCCGTTAATAAGCGCATCGGACTCGCTAAGCCAGACGTCGTGCGTCTCACCGATCACCGCCCCGTCACATTCGACGGGCAGCGAGCCTACGCGACCGTAACCGGGTTCCTTCGCAAGTTTCAAATACCGCACGATCGCGCGTATCGCTATGTCTACGACGGAAAAGAGGGCGACGGATGGTGGACGTTTAGGCTCGAGGGATACGACGCGCCAGACGATCCGCGAAATTTGGGCAAAAAATAAGGCGCCCACAAAGGGGCGCTTTGTTATTGCCTTCTATCCGCAGTAGGAAAGAGCGATAATTCAAGATCGATTTGCATCTCGTATAATTTGTCGAGGTCTCCGACGAATTCCATCTCTTCACCGTCTTTAGGCAAGATCGCCAGGTGAACGCCGTCCTCCGCGAGCCAGGCTTCGCAAAAAGCATCGTCGCAGAAAAACCCGAGCCGGCCCCCGCTTTTTAAATGCGCCTCCATTTCCGCGCGCTTCATCATACGATCATCTCCCCGTTTTCTTTTTGACGAAATCATCGATCGACGTCGTCCATACCTCAACGTAGCACTCATTCGGGACCTTAAACCGCGTGATCATATCCGCTTCGATGATGATTTTCGAGCCGATCGGGTCGTAAAACTCGACGTCGAGGCCGTGGCGCCGGGCATATCTCCACTCTTCGAGCGTATCCCTCCGAAAATTCCAGAGAATCGGAAATCGTACACCATCCTCGAGATACACGATCGCGATCGGCCAGCGATAACATTTCAAATTCGGGTCCATCTCGGACTTGAGCACGTCATAGGTTAGAAGGCACCTGCGACAATATAGCCGCCCATGCCACGAAAACTCAGGCGCAGGGAGTCGCTTTTTGCATTGTGAGCACTTCGGCGCCTGATTCGTCGTTAAGTCGTATATTTTGTCGTTGACGGATGCGTCATACGCAGCAAAGTCAATCGAAAAGCAGCCGTCGCCTAAATCTTCGATATACTCCTCGTCGTTGATATCGTTTTCTCCTCTTCGTTCGATTCTTATCGCTCGCTCGTCGTCCTCCGCCCACAATAATCGCGCGACGGCGCCGAGAGCGCGAAAGATCACGCGATCACCTCCCCGCTATGCTTTGATATGTCCAGATGGCGATCCATCGCTCACATGTACGATTGAATACCGCCATAATTGTCCCGTCGAACTCTCCGAATATCTTCTCGATATGATCGAGGAGACCTATTACGACCGCCTCCGCGCTCATTTCTTTAGAATCTCTTACCTCGAATATAAGCGAGTGCTCTCCGTTCGGCCGCGAAATCGCGTCTTTGATGACGAAAGTAAATGCGCCGTTCATTGCATCGCCTCCTCTCGGGACTCTCTGATTTGCAGCTCGCGCATGATATAGTCGCATTGGTTCGCGAGCCCGATCCATTTTCCGCCGTTGTCGATCTCGAAATCAGGCTCGACGGTCTGCGCGAATGTCTCCGTATGATGGCGCATAAACGACGGATCGAAATCGTCGCCGCGCTCTTTCATGCGCTCGATTCGAACGTCAAGTGGCGCGGTTACTCGGACGATGACGAATCCGCGCTCTCTCAGCGCGTCGAGCTCGTTTTGCTGGCGGATGTCAGTGACGACGAATCCCGCGGGCTCCATCCATCGCCAGCATGCGTCCATGTCGCGGAACAGTTCCTCGATCCACACGTCCTCGCCATATGCTTCGCGGTATGCCTGTCCGTAGGAGATCAGCGCAGCACGCTCCTTGCGTGCGTCGACCAACTCGCGAATCTCCTCGACCGTCCCTATGAGCCCGTGCATCATTCCAAAATACCATTTCATGCGATCCGCGAAAGCGAGACGGTAAAGGCCGTAATTTGCGCAAAGATAAGCGGCGGCGGTATCTTTTCCCGCCCCCGCTTCGCCTACCAGCCCGATTTTAATCATCCGATCAGACCTCCTCGAAAAATTGAGATACCCATGGATCAACGGCGACGACTTCTTCGCGGATCTTTTCCGCAAGCGTAGCAATTTCTATTTGAGCCCCACGCCCAGGTTTGCGCTTGCTGTAAAATTCGAGAATCGTCCGCAGGTTCGCGGTCATTACGAGATTCGTCGCGGCGGCGTTCGGGAGGACTGCGCGGGCATCCTCGGCGGGTACTCCCATCCCACGGAGCCGGTCGTATGTTTCCTGAATAATTCGCATTAAGTAGTCGTACTCTGCCTCGGCGTCCTCGATTTCTTCGCGAACGATTGGCGGCATTACGTAATCGAACCCGCCCGAGCGGTCGCCGCTGCCGAATTTGACATAGCGCTGAGACTGGACGCTAAAGCTCATGTGCCGGTGCCGGGTTAATTGTGCGAGCGCGGCGCGCGATAGTCCCTCGATCGCGAACGTATAATTTAGGTGCTCCAAGGTCGAGAGGTGGCGGGAGCGCATAATATGGCGAATCAGTCGATCCGCCTCGCTCCCGCCTTCTCCGTCGGATGCCTCGCGGCCGAAATACCGCGAGCCCTCCTTAACGATGATCTCCGTCGGCTTGTTCGCGGAATAGCACGTACGGATCGCGGTCAGCGCGACCGCTTGCGAGTCCTTATCGACGAGTGTATGCGTGACGAGATCCTCGTCAGCCTCCGCGAGTATATTAAAAAAGCCTGCCGACAATTGTGTGTGAGCGAGTAGCTTTACGTTTAATGTCGTTTCGCCCATTTATGCGCCCTCCTTTGCCCATAGCCGCTCGATCTCCTCGATTTCTTCGGGACTGATAAGCTCAATGTCTACCCCATAATATTTTCTGATCTCCTCTTGCGTCTCCATGAGTTGATGAAAAAGCTGCTTCCTCGCTTTTATAGTGAATGGACCTAATCCGAGCGTCTTCTTTTTCGGAAGTAATTCGCCCTCGACTGGAACCTCAACAATTAAATTTAGATCCTCTACCGTTTTGAGATCGATGTTGTTTTTCGTCAAGTATTCGTTTAATTCGGACTCTTGAATAACGACCGCTTTCTCCATGTCCAGTCCCTTCATATTCTCCGTAAGGTAAATCCGCCCATTTGTCCGGCACTTCTGCCGCATTCGTCGGTCTTCGCGGGCTTTCACGAGGTAATTCCGATATTCCAAGAGAGGGCGAAGCCAGTCGACGCCATTATTAATAAAGCCGCTGAGAGCTTTGTCCTCATTGACGACCGTACAAGTCCAACAACCAAAGCGGCTATTTCCGCAAGACACTTTTTTCGAATCCGCATCAATTACCAGCGGACACTCTCCGTCCGAATCCTGATACAATTGTAGGAGATTTCGGTTTTCCTCGCCCCACACGGGCTCGTCGAGAAGAAATTCCCAAACATCGTCTGTTGTCCAGTCCTTGATCGGTGCGAACGTGTAGGCATTCGGGAGCGTGGAATGCTTCATCAGGTGCGTTCCTTCGATCGTATGCGATTTTATCGACTCGGCGCGGCTTTTCGACTCATCCATCCGTACCCCGAGTACCATGACGACCTCGCCGTGTTCGGATACTTTCTCTTGAATGAAACGGTTGGCGGGCTTAATCTTCATTCTATCGGTACACCACCGAAACTTTTGTCTTGGTGTCGGATAACCTTTCCCGAGAATGGAAACCCAGAAAGTATCGTTGATTTCCGGTTTGACTTTTTGCGTCTCGACCGGAATCTCGCGTCGATTTGCTTCCGCTTGGATCTTGGCTAGCGCCTTGTCGATTTGGTTAATGATTAGCGGCGTCTCGACCAACGTATCCGATGAAATGACATAAACCTTTTTCTGACGTTGCTCCGGTTCCAGCTCACCTAATGCGTTTAACGTCAACTGAACGACCGCCGAAGAATCCTTTCCGCCACTAAATCCGACAACCCACGGTCGATTATCTGCGAGGTAGACCTCTTTAATTATCTCTTTCGCCCGCTCTATCTTTTCGTTGGTTGAAAAGATGCTTATCATCCATTCGCCCATTTATTCGTCCTCCTTATCGATCTTTTCGCTATCTTCGTCGACCCGAGCGCGCGCGATCTCGACGTATTCCGCCTCGCGCTCGATTCCGAGATAGTCGAAGCCTTCGCGCTTGGCGGCGACGATGGTCGAACCGCTACCGGCGAAGGGGTCTAATACGATACCTCCCGGCGGCGTAATTGGAGGATCGGTCACGACTGCGTCGATCGAGTTATCGGAGATTTCGCGCAGTTTTTCGAGGCAGTCGCCGTGAAGAATGACGTTTTTTCTCATTCGATCGCCTCCGTTTCGTTTTCTTTCCGACTTTGAGCCCGTAAATAAACCCGACGAGCGCCGCGAGGATCGACAACGTCGGGTTAAACGGGTATAACGGGTATATAAAGTCATATAAAAATTCGCGTAACCTATCCACGCTCGATCAACGCGAGCGCCTCTGCGTAGAACTCATCCTCGCTGATCTCTCCGCGAGCAAAACGAAGAACGAGGGCGCGCTCCTCGTCGGTTAAGCGCATGCCCTCGTGTTTGAGCGTCCCTTCGACCGCACGGAGGATAGCGGCGGCCTTCTCAGCGTGTCCCAGTCGAGCCAAAAGCGCCGCCCCCTCGTTCTGTTTCACTGAGCTTGTCGACGATCTCGAATTGAGCGCGGACGACCGGCGCGATGACTCCCTGCGCGAACCTTTCACCTTTGCGAATGATGTACGCTCCGTAAACCACTTCGCCCGATGGAGACTCAACTTCTTTTTCATCGATCGTAAAAACTGTCTTAGCAAATATCGGAAAGTATTCGTTTATGTCTTCGTCAAACTCCCATAGAGTCTCCGCGCTGTTCCAGACGAGGGCGCAGACCTCCGACCGAAAATCGCTGTCGATGGTTCCCGGAGAGTTCGCGATTCGTAACGGGGTTTTGAGCGAAATCCCCGAGCGCGGGCGAATCTGCAACTCGTAACCGAACGGGATCTCAAATGCGAGTCCGATCGGTACGACTTTCGTCTCTCCCGGCTGAATGATAACGTCCTCGACCGCGTAGATATCGAAGCCCGCGGCGCCTGGCGTTGCGTATTTCGGCAGCACCGCGTCGGGATGCGTCGGGACGATTTTTACTTTCGCGGCCATTGGCGACGGGTCGAAGTAAATCGGATAGGACGGAGGAGCGGCGGGAATTTGTTTCACCGCGTCCTCGATTTTATCGAACCGCTTCCCGTTGTAATAAACGTCATATTTCATGAGCGTTTTGCCTCCCTCATGAGTTTCTCCATAAACTCTTTGTGCGTCATGCCGTCGGGTTTAGTGAAATATTTCTTATTCGGATCGCTTAGTATATTGCCAAACTTTTCGGCAATCCATTGTTCCTCTTTCTCTTCCAGCTTCGCGCGGAATTTTTCCGCGTTGATTACCTTCGCACCAACCGGAATATAATTCAGCGGGCGCTCCTCCGAGTCGATAACGACGTTTTGATAGTCGATCCCTTTGGCGTCTAGTTTTTCGCGAAGGATTTTAAAAAGCTCGAACGTCATGAGCGCATCAGTCAGCGCGCGATGATGCCCAACGACCGGGATTTTATGACGCTTGCATGACTCCGCAAGACTCGCGGACTTGAACGGATTCTCGAGGAAGGACATCGCGCGAGTACAGATGAACTCCGGCCGTACCGAGTCATCGAAATACGGGAGCATTCCGTAAATAAACGAAAGGTCAAACGGTGCGTTATGCGCGACGATGATCGAATCGCCAGCGAACCGCATAAAGCGCTCAGTCGTTTCTGACTCGTCCATGCCATTCGCGAGATCTTCTTGCTTAATCCCTGTAAGCTCCGAGATCTCGGGCGTTAATTCGTAAAACTCGCCGAGCTTAACCAGCGTATGAAAAACGGAGAGCAAGCGCTCCCCGTCAGTTTTTAACGCGGCAATCTCGATTATTTGATCCGCGCGGTAGTCGAGCCCAGTCGTCTCGATATCTACGAATGTGTAATACTTCGACATTCTATCGTCCTCCTCAAGTAATTTTTCGTATATATTGTCCGCATCCGTCCATTCTTCGCGCGGAATGATATGCGCTTCATGTTTCATCTGCTCGTCCTCCTTTGATTTTCTCGTCGTGAAGTCGGCGCAGATAAAGCGCCTTATTAACGACCCATTCGCCGCGGATCGGGAGGTTAAAGCCAGTTACGGACTCGGAAAAGTCCGCGAACTCCTCCGCGTATACTCCGCGCTTTGCCTCCTCGGGATACTTGCGCTGTAGCTCGGCAAGCTCTCGCGCTTTCGCGTCGTATGTCGCGTCGTCCCATATCGGAGAGTCGAGCACGTAGTAAAGGCACGAATGGATAAGGATGTTTCGTCGTAGTGCTTCGATTCGTTCGAGAGGCGTCAGTTTGTATTTCGTCATCGTATAACCTCCCCTCATTCCTATTACACACGTCATAAATACGAGTGTCACGTTCTCAGAAAAAAAAATTATGCGCCCCGAAGGGCGCAGAAATCAGCGGATAGGGCACACACCCGCCTCACATCCGTCCGATCCGATGTCGAATTCCTCGCCGTTCTCATAAGCGCGAAGAATTTCCGGGATAAACGGTGGCATTTTCGCTTTCATCTCTTCGTACTGCTCGCGAGAAATCGTTTCGTATGGCGCGAGCTGATACGTTCCCCCTCCATGAGAAATGAAGGAGACAGCCGCGAAATCGTCCCATGTGTTCCAGACGATGTCTTCGGCGATTTCCCATTCATGCGGGCGGACGTGGATCGTGTTGCTCGCATTATGCTCGGTGTATTCTTGCTGGAATCGGAAATACGTTTTAAACTGCTCCTCGACCGTAATATCATCTTTTGTTCGCTTTGCACCGGAAGCGATCGGGAACTCTAAGACTAAAGTCCGTGCGTTTTTCAAACGTTCTTCTTCTGTTTCTCCTGGTGTGTCGACCTCTGGATACACGCGCCAGCCCATAGCGCGGACTGCCTTCGAGATAGGATCATGAGCGCTAATTCGTACGCGACGAATATAGTATGGAGCGTGCGAATAATGCAATCCAGACGATACGCCGCCTGCGACCTGGCTTAACGTTCCTTCCGGTTTAACCGCAGTCGTAAGAAGCGGCACAGGCACCCGCAGCTCCTTCGCGTACTCGTTCACAGTGTTCCGTGCTTGTTTGCGGAGAATTCCGAGCAGGATTTCGCCGCCTTCTCCGATCGAATCAGCTCCGCCTGTGTGGCGGTCGAGCGCGTCCTGCCAACCGGTAAGCGAGCATCCCGTCAACCTGTCGCGATGATGCGTCTTGTTCCAGTGCGGGAGCTCAAGATTCGGGAGCGTCATGCGTAATGCAGCACGGGCACTCAGTTTTTGCGCCTCGAAAAGTTCGTCATAATTGAATTTCCCGTCATCTACGAACGCCGCGACGTTGACAGTCGTTAGGTTGCATACTTGGTAACTTTCGAGGATGATTTCCGCGCATGGATTCATCCCGACACGTTCAATCATGTCGTCGAGTACTTCGCGAGATGGATTCGTATTGCCTAGCGCGGCCAGTCGGCGCCGTGCAAGCTCCTCAAGATTGACGAATCCCGGCTCTCCTTCTGCACGCATTATCTCGAACACGAGATTCAGGAATTCGCGAGAAGGTTTGCGGCCGTGACGGAAAAATAAAAAGCTCGCAAGTCTGCGAGCGGCTTCCCGTCGATCCACGTTTTTTGACCTTTTGATACACTTTTCTTCTCCTCGTCGCTGAACCAGGACGGCTTTTGTGTTGACTCGTAAAGGATTATTCCCTCGCGGATACCAAACACGAGGGATTCCGCGACAACTTGGTCTATGTGATGTCCGTCTGGCCCGGAATAATCGAGCTTTTGATTCATCGATTTAATGCCGGTCGCTTTCGTTTTGTATTCGAACAAAAGCCGACGGCCTTCATATTCGAGAATCCCGTCCGGCTTCGCAGTAATAGCGAATTTGCAAACATAACCGTCAGGTAAGCGAACAGTAAACACGGCGCGATGCTTCACTGCGTCCTCGAACGCGAACTCGCCCGACTTTGTCCGTGCAACGGTAAATTTCGCCTTATCGCCGAGCCGCTCCGGCATGTGCAAAAGGTCAAGCTGGACGTAATCGACGATCGCCGTCCCTTGTCGTCGTTGACGTCCGCGAAAGGGAATATCTTCGCGCTTCTCTGGCTTCTCCTTTTGGTTCCGATAGTAGACCTCGCGGTCGCATTTATCGGTACCTGAGGCGCCAAATGTCACGAGTCCATCATTCGGGTATGGCTGAAACGTGAGATGCTGGAGCTTTTGTTCGTAGAACTCGCGCTCGATCCGTTCGATATAGAAGTTCGATTTAGGATGCGAGTAGTACATGTCGAGTTGCTCGAGAAACTCGCGGACGATGCGATCTCCTCGATTCTCTCCGGTCGATCGTTCTCGTAAATGGTCTCGGATGCTCATAGTATCTCCTCCGTTTTATTCGTCTTTGTCGGGCGTCCATCCGGCGTTGATTCCGTCGTAAAACTTTTTAATCGCGAGCCCGAGGTCAGGCGTGACGATTTTTGCTTTTTGATCGCCTTTTACCATCGTGCGATACCACACGCGCTCATCTTGATGGAACTTTACCGAGTCGCCCCAGCGCGTGCCTGCCTCAATGTCGGTTTTGCTCGGGACAGACAGTTTAACCGCGTTTAACATAACGTCTCTAATCTCGAGAACTTCCTCGGGTGTAATCGTGAGCGGAACATAAAATAAGATCTCGTCATGTATTTGTGCGAGAATCCGCCAACCATGCTTACGTTGAATTAATTTATACAGTTCGATTAAGGCGAGCTTTGTCTGAATCGCGGCCGATCCCTGAATAATCGCGTTTGTCGCCTGGCGCTCGGCTTGTGCGACTTTCCATCGTTCGTCGCTGTAGATATCGGGAAGCCGGCGCTTGCGACCTCCGAGCATCTCGACGTATCCATGTCGGCGGCAAAATTCGACGTTTCCGTCGATCCATCGCTTTACTTTCGGGTGCTTTTTATAGAATGACTTGATAAAGTCCGCCGCCTCTTTTTCGGATACCTCTAGCTGTCCTGCGAGTGTTTTGTTCCCCGTGCCGTACATTACCGCGAGAATACCCGTTTTCATCATCTTGCGGTACTTAGACCCGTCTCCGCACGCTTCGAGCGGGAGCCCGAACGTCTCCGCCGCCGCGAGCTGATAGAGGTCCTTTCCTTCGCGATATGCCTCGATGAGCCGTTCCTCACCGCTAAAATGCGCAAGCAATCGAGGCTCCTGTTGCGAATAATCGGCGCCGAGGATCGCGTATCCTTCCGGCGCGACGAACATCGTCCGCGCGTCTTTTGGCTGGTTTTGCAAATTCGGGTCTTTTGACGAGAATCGCCCAGTTACGGTCGATGCTTGCTTAAATTGTCCGTGTATACGCCCGTCTTTTTTGACGAGCTTCGGCAGCGCCTCGACGTATGTCCCGTATAGTTTCGTCTTTTTCTTATACTCGAGTAGAGCCTCGATCGCGAGATGCTCGCCTTTTAGCTTTTTGAGTACGTTTTTGTCCGTCGAGCGCTTCTGGCGCAGGTCAAGCGGTAGCGTCCGCCCGAGTTTCAAGTCGTCGTAAATCACGCGCGCGAGCTGGTCAGGCGAATTTAAGTTAATGTCGCCGAAATGCTCGGCGAGTTGGCGCTGTAATTCCGCGATCTCCTTCGATAACTGCTCGCCGTACTCTTTCGCTTTTTCCTGATCGAGAATGAATCCCGTACGCTCCATATGGATTACGACCGGGATTAACGGATTTTCGACTTTCTCGTATATGTTTTTGAGCTTCGGGAGCTTCTCGAAGTGCTCGCGCTGGAATAGATAAAGGCGATTCGTGATGTCCGTATCCTTCGCAGCATAGGCCAACGCAACGCGGAGCGGGACGGTATCGAAGCGACAATTTTTCCCGAATAACTCGTCGAATGTGTCCGACGGCTCGCGGAGGTATTTCGTCGCGAGATCCTTCAATTTGTACGACGGCTCGTTTTCATTAAGCGTGTGCATCGCGACTTGAGTATCACAGACAATATTTTTTAGTTCGTAGCCGTGGCGAATAAACATGTGCGCGTCATATGTCGCATTATGGAGCACTTTCCCGACTTTTTCACTCTCGAGCACGTCGCGAAGCATCTCGAGGACAAACGAGCGCGGGAGCTGCGCGACCTTTTCCGCATCGTCCCCGAAGTCCATTGGCGCGACGTAATATCCGTCGGGATGCGCTTCGCCGTGCGCGACCGGAATATAAAAATGCTCGTCGCGCGACGGTAACGTAATAGAGATCCCGACGATCACGTCCTCGTAAACGTCGAGACCGGTCGTCTCGGTATCGAGCGCGACATATTCTTCGCGGAGTGCATTGTCGACGACTTGCTCGAGTTCCTCTTCGTCTAGAATCAGGCGATAGGTATCCGGTGTCTTCTCGACTAGATCGCGGATCTTCTGCTCGCGGATACTTTCTTTTATCCGGTCGTACATGCGGAGCGCTTCGGCCTTCGAGAACTTCTTAAACGCGCCCGTTTTCGTGTACATGTCGGCGGGATCGCGCTCAATCTCGCCGCGGTCCATCGCATCCTTTACCGCCTGGAGCTTTTCTCGGTCGCGGTCGGATAACTTCATCTCGAAGATACGCGCCCATGCTTCCGCCATCGTCTCGGACGGTTGCGCGGCCTTCTTCTTCTCGCGGATCTTCCGCTGTGCAGTCATTCGATCACCTCCTCGCGAAATAAGAAAAGCCGGGACAATGCCCGGCGATTTTAGAACGGCAGGTTATCAAGTCTGTCCCCGTCGTTTTCAATTGGCTTTACGGAATCGTCTTTACCCTGAGGTGCGTCCGTTTTAGCATCTGCTCCTTGATTACGGAACGCTGCCAGCGCAGACTTATCAGCGTGCCCTTCTGCCGCCTCCTCCACGATCGCAACAACGTCGTCCACGGAGCGGAAGTATGCGAGGTCGGTGTAATTCGGACGGTCGTCGATCATCGCTTTTACTTTTTCGGACATTTCCGCAGGGACCTCAAAGTCGGAGGACTCCAGCGTAAAGGTTTTGTCCGATTTTCTCAGCGTGACGACATCACCGATCAGCGAATAATTTTTATTGAATTTGCGTGCGGTCTTCTCGATCTTATCGTAAGCCTCGATGAGGTTCAGCACATGGAATTCCTTCGTATCAAACACGCGCCATGTTCCGTACTCTACGTCAAACAAACGGACGATGAAATACAATTTCCGTTTGACTCCGGCTGCGCAGGACGGGCAGGCGCTTTTTCCTGGTCTCGCGTACTTCTCAAAATTCGCGTGAATGTCGCGCGGTGAGTGTAAGCATGAATGCTTTTTGACGTATGTCTCACGCGGACTGAATGAGCTGTCCTCATGGACGTAATAAAAGTACCAATCATCCGGATCGTCGAGGATAATAAAAGTTCTACCGTCTTTTAACTCGCGGTTCTGAATGTAACGAGATACGCCCTCCGGCAAATCGCTTTCTTGTGTTTGGTTTTTTCGTTCTTCCCGCTCTTGTTCGCGTTTTTTCAGTTGGTCGCGGATACTCATCGTATCAAGCCTCCCGGTTGTATTTATCCGGGTCGTAGGCGATGCGCTACGCCCGCGGAAAGGCACCCCGCGGGATGCCCTTCGACCGGCGGTCATCGCCGCTCAATCAATAAAACATAAAGAAACATTGATAAACTCCAGGCGCTCGCCTCGCTGTAGTCGTGAGCGATAAAAAGCTCAACCAGTGTAACGATCGCCATTATACCGACGAGTAGACTGTCGAGTATCTTGTGCCATTTAAGCATGGTAACGGCACATCTCCTCTCGTTTTACTAGGCGTCACTACGCCCGCGAAACGGCACGAACGGCATGACTGCGAGCATTTCCGTGCATTCGGTGTCATAGGCGCGGCCGTGCCGTTTCGCCGACGGAGCGACCGGTATTGCCGCTCGATACGTCGGTGTACATCCTTCCGTTGTAAAAAGCGCGTGTTTTGGTTTAATTTCTAAAAAGTATTGCATGCGCGCGGTACAATCGGGTATTATGTTAAAGGTTAAAGGACATGCCCGACGTGTGCGCGCATCGTGGTTTATTTCGTTGGTTAATAGCGCGGAAAAATTTCGCCGACGCGGAAAAGATAGTCGTTAATATCGCCGAATTTCTTCGGATCGTAAAACCCGCGGAGACTTTTGTACGCACGACTCACTTTATACGGATGCACACCGTATTTGTTCGCGATTTGTCGAAGCGATTTTTCCTCTAGTTCTTCCTGTTTCGACTTATTCGGATCTTGCTTTTTCATCGGATTAAAGCGAACGCCTCCGCATTCGTACATTTCCTCGATATATACGCGAACATGTTCGGGCGCCTGGTCGTTTAGATAATCGATGAGTTCGCGCTGTTCTTCGACCATCATGCGATCGATGACTGTGGCCTCGACGTTGCTAGATGCGTCCGCGATCGACTCGAAGTGGTCATCGGTTACATATGAGAGCGAAGAGGATGCCGTCGCGATGCCGTCGCGATATTCGATTACGTCATGAACTGCGTAATCTTCATCGCCGTAAAGGGACTCGAGAGAGGAGAGCGTGACATGCTTTGCGTATGTTCCCTCCGCTCTTTTAAGGACGTTAATAATGCGGCAGGAAGCGGCCTTATTAAGATATGACGTGAAGCATCCGTCTCCGTCTTTCTTAAAGTTTGCGAATGCGTTCCAAATTGCGCAGGTAATCGCACTGTTGAACTCCTCTGTGGGAATGCCTGAACTAATCTCGAGACAGCGAGCGCTTATTTCGATCTTTTTCCGCAAGAGATGAACCGCCTCCGCAAGCGCGTAATCGTCACCATTGGCGTATTGCTCATAAATCTCGTTTAGTTTTTTACCTTCTTCGGAATTTTTCATCACAGTAAACAAACATTTTTTCATAATAAAATCGCTCCTTTAGGGCGCAATTAGCCCGTGGTTAATGTTCGTTAACCTTCTGTTTTCGATTTGTTTTTCGCCCTTCATTCCTATTACACACGCCATAATAGCGAGTGTCACACATTCAGCGAAAATTTTTTCGAGAAAATTTTTCGTGTGTAGATGCGTTTGGTTCGTGTGTTTGGTTCGTATGTATATAATACTCCCAGGGTTAAGAAATGTTAACCTTCCTTTTTCCTGTTTTCGACCAAAAACGGCGAAGGTTAGCGTTTATTAACCTTTATCTCGTTTTTTCTTTAATTCTCGCGTTCTTATCTCGGAGGTGGAATATTGGAAATGATCTCATACGACCCCCTTTTCGCTACTCTGGAGGAAAAGAATAAAAAGCTGATCGAGTTGATAAATGAAGGCGTTGTCTCGAAGCCGACCGCTGCCAAATTTCGAAAAGGCGAATCGGTTCAGCTCTCGACGATCGATTCAATCTGCAAATACTTAGGGGTGCCTATCGAGAAGGTCGTGAGGATCGACCCGTGAGGCTAAAAGAGAGGTTGACGAAATAGAGGCGGTCTGATACAATACGAGTAAGTATTGCAAAAAACCGCATACTTCGCCTATCCTCGCATGCCATGCGATAGGCGGGGACGCTCGCGAATAGTTGCCGCTATCCGCAAGCGTAAAAACTATAACGACGCACTTTGAAAAGGACTGGTTGCCGCCAGTCTTTTTCTTTTGGGTTCGCGGGTTTCTCGTGTTGCCGCACGAGTATCCCATTTTATTTCATTAAATTAAATATAGTAAATTAGGCGTTAGCTTGTCAATGAAAAATAGTAAATATTAGCCATAATTAAGTAGAAAAGCATTTCATCGCTGAATATATTAATTAGACAAGAGGTTCGTGGTTCCTGCTTGCTCTACGCACTTTTTCAGGAGATCCGCGGGCATGTCGTTCAGGTCTTTATAGGAATTGTTTGGGAATTTAAGGATATTAAGCTGAATCGAGCCGCCTAGGCTGGCGAGGATCTGACGCTTTAGCTTCTCGCCTGCCTGGTCGTTATCCGTCGCGATGGTGAGTCGGCGGAGAGGGCTCCGAAGAATCAAGTCGCGCTTTTTATCGGAGAAGCTCGAGCCGCCGACCGCGATCGCGGGTATCCCGTTCGTCATGCAGTAAAGTGCGTCGATCTCCGCTTCACAAATAACTGCATGCTCGATATTTTTGCGATGAATGACGTCGATCCCGTAGAGGAGATCGCGAACCGGCCAGCCTCCGTCATCCGCTGAGAGGTAGCGAAAAAATTTCGAAGATACGCTCCGGCGCTTAATCTGGACGAGTTCGCCGCGCTGATTAAACCACGGAATAACGACCGCCTTTTGCTCGCGATCGTATCCGATTCTCATCGCGCGCTGAACCTGTTCGCTGATTCCACGCCGTTCTAGGTACGGATGACGAAAGGCGTATTTTTTAAGAATCGAGAAATCGATCGGCTTTCTCCGAATCGCTCGACTAAATTCTCGAGAATTCTCGAAAATCTGAGCGACTGCCCGATGCGCTTCGATCAAATTCCCGCCGACGAGACCAGGCGCATATTTCGCGAGAAGATATTCTCGCGTCTCGTCTTCGGTTTCTTGGCGGAGGTAAGCGAGTAGAGTGACGAAGGAGCCGCGGACGTATTCGCGCCCGCCGCTATCGCCCCATTGGCCAGCATACGCATTATGAATCGGCGAATCTTCGAGCCAGACGTAAAAGGACGGCGTCGAATCCTCGCGGAAAGGACTCCTCGCTTGGAGCTTCCTCTCGGACCATTTTGCGCCGTCCCATTCAAACGCTTCGAGCTCAGCGCGTACATCTACCGAAACGTAATGACCGCCGATTCTCATAGCCTATCCTCCTTATAAAATTTATTCGGGAATTTCCCGGATTTTTTGTCCACTTTCTCGAAATTTCCTCCATAACGAGAACTTACGTTCTCCTTTAGGGAGGGAATACTATTCTACCACTTATCTCCCACAAGTGACAATACTTTTTTAAAAAATATTGGTGAATTGCTCGCGAACGGCTTCCCCGCTCGGGACTTCACGAATCACGCCGCAATCAAGTAACGCGATGAGATCGACGATGATGCCCTAGCCCCCGTTTCTTCCTTTCTCGGTTCCGATCCGCGCGTTCCCGTTCACATTGTCAAACGAGAACAGGTTCGACACGATCTCAAGCGCAGCCTTCGTCGTTTTGACTTGGTCGCGAGTCGGGAGCTTGAGCTCGCGATTTCCTTCGCGGATCTTTTCCTTATCGAGCTTCGAGTTCTCGATCGTGGCCTGAATCGTGAAGATACCGACGACGTCGTGCTCCCCGATGATTTGCTCGAAACGACGGGCGGCGTATTCAGCGGCGCCGCCTGCGGTCTTGTTCGCGTTTCGTCCTTGGTAAACGTCCGATATATTATTGAACGGGTCCATAACGACGACATCGATCGAGGGATTTGCGGAGAGTTCCCGATCGAGATCGGCGAGCGACCGCGTGAGGTGATCGTCGCTTTTCGCCTGGAGGATAATCTCGCCGGGATAATAATCGCTGAGCATCTCGAGCATGTCGTAATAGGCGGACTCTTCCGCGGCTTCGAGCTTTCCGTTTAGAATACCGCGGATCTTAATGCCGACTTTTTGGTTTACGCGATCATCGTAGAATAGCTCGTCGCGAGCAGTAGCGATGGAGATTAACCGCGAGAAAAACGTATACCATTTGAGCTCGAAAGACTTAATGAGAACCGTCGCACCTTGCCGCAGCAGCTCATCGACAAATGCGATACAGAGGTACGATTTCCCGCGGCCGGATTCGGCGATAATCCCGTAAACGTCGCCGGAGTGTAGGCCGCCGATCCCTTCCGTCAGCGTAGGAAAAGGCGTATTCCAGATTTTAAACGACTTGCCATCTTTGCGGCGCTCGTACTCTTCGCGCCCCATCCGTCCGAGATCCGCGAGAGTATACCCGATTTTCTTCTGCGTCGTGGCCTCGCGCTCAATTGCTTCGAGCTGTTCGCGAATCGCCTTTATGAGATCCGTTCCGCGATGTTTCTCTGCGAGGCGAGGATATTCGCGTAAAAATTGAATAAGATCCCGCTCCGCCCATTCGCTTTTAATCTCTTCGGCGAGAGAATCGAAGGATGCAGGCACATTCGGAAAGTACTCATCGGCAAATTCACCGAATTCCGCACCTAATTCTTCCGGGCTCGGCGCTTTGCCCGCGTTCCGATGGCCGTATTCTTCGATATATTTGACGAGGTTCCGCTCGAGCTCTGTCGCGAAGTGATAAGGGCGAAGGGCGAAACGCTTGAATACCCCCGCGTCGCCCAAGTCTGAAACCTTCGAAATTAACCGCATGCCTGCCGTGCTCATTCGCATTATTCGATTTCATAAGCGCGGGACGGTACGCGCTGAATAAAGCGAGTCAATCGTTCGATTTTTCGTCTGTATTTTTCGCCGCCGAATTCGGCATAAAGAGCGAGATAATCGTCGATCTCCGCTTTTGCGCGTTCGATCATCTCGCGGTTCTTCTTCAACGCGGCGAGCTTCCGCTTTTCCTCTTCGCGATGCTTTGGTCCGCCTTGCTTCGGAGTGCTCGCAATCGTTCCGCCACGTCTCGCGATGAACTCCTCGGGCGTCGGCGTGTGAAACTCCGGGACGTCCTTCTTTAGTCCGCGCCGTACGAGCTCGAGATCCTCTTCGTACATCTCCAATGTATTCCACGGGTCGGGAGTATGGCCGACAGGTGCGACGAGATACGAGACCTCGAACGCGATGTCGTCCTCGATTGACTCCTCGATCATAATCAGGCGACTAATAATGCGGAAGTTCTGCTCGCCGTACCCGCGAGCCTTTACGATGTCCCCGAGGTCGAATTTGCACTCGATCAAAGCGTCGGGCTCAACGTCGATGTCGTCGAAAAGTCCATCGACCACGGGCTCGAGCGCATATTCAGGGATCGGAAAATTACCGCGGGTCGATACAATATAATGCGGCTCCTGATTAAAAACGAGGAGCTCGACGATCCGCGTCAGCTCCTTCGTTCCGTCCTCGTTTCGTAGCAAAACGCGTTCCCCAGGTCGAAATCTATGCATGATACCGCCTCCCTTACCATTTTAAGCCGCGATGAGACTCGCCCGCGAATTCGAGAATGAGACAGAGATCGCGAACGCGGTCGAAAACACGGTCGTCATAGATGCGCTTTAAGGTCTCGACGGGTACGTTCGACGTATAAACCGTCGGCAGCCTATTCGCGACGCGATGGTCGACGAGGTCCAGTACGTCCATATTGAACGCGGGGGACGCCTCCCGTACTCCGATATCGTCGATAATGAGAAAAGGCGCCTTTTTCGCGATATTATGGGTCTCGTAATATTCGATCGCAGCAGGTTCTCCGATATGTTCCGGGACATTGCGCCGATTGAACTCGTGAAATTTCGCATGCCAGCGGTTCATCGAAAGAAAGAACGCAGGACGGCTCATCGGCTGGAGCCCGCGAGCCTTCGCGCCGAGATAGTGGCGAATAATGAACTCGTTAGCCAGCGCGGCAGCCGTCGTCGTTTTCCCGGTTGCTCGCTGTATAGGTAAAGACTGCGGATGGCCTCCGCTCCCTCTTCGAATTGACGCGGGAATAAAGAGACATATCGATTAAGAATATGACCGATAGGTATCGTCGAGTTATTTTCATCCGGCGCCACGATTTTATTTTTATCGTCGTCTTTTCTTATTCGGACGTGAGCGTCCTTTGCCGGCGACGTGTTAAGCGTGAGCATGCGGTAGTCGCGCGGGATATTTGCGTTACCGACGATTGATCCCACGCCGTCGACCCCGTGCAGATTAACGAAAAAGGGACACCGCGACGTACAAGACGCCGGGTCTCCCGCGAATTTACAAACGCCAGCGAGCAGGCAGTTTTTCTCGTTTGTCATACGTTCGCCTCCCTTTTGTTCGCGCATCACCATGTCCACCATCCAGACGTCTTTTTGAGATCGACGATTTCGATCTCTTCGAAATCGCGCGCGCTTCGGATCGCTTGATTCGCCCGGCTGCGGTTCAGGCGATTCCACATTTTGCGGGCGATTTTATCCTCCTTATCGTAGCAATAACGCGGATTTTGACGGCGATAATCCATAAGTTTCTCCCGCCGAGGGTCGCGCGGACTGCTCGGGCGGCCAGCGTAACGAATTTCATGCGGCTTCAATTCCAAAGCGATCGCCTCCTTATAGTAAGTCGAGGATATTTTCGATATCGACAATCTCGATCTCCGCTGGTTCCTCGCGTTTCTTCGCGTTTACTTGCTCGGAGAGGATACGCGGAATCAATCGCGCCTTATAGAATCGAACCATCGTCGGGAAATTGATCCCCGGATAACGCGGCGATGGCCGATAAAGTTCGAATGACTGGTCGATGAACTCGCGAAGGACTTCCGCGCCGTACTCATCGAGCATGTTTTTTATCATCCCGAGGTCGAGGCGGATATTCCGCGTAACGTACGGGATGCCGAATTTTTCGGGGTGTTTGTCTCGGAGATACGCGTTAAATGTGTGCGCGTTCCAATCCTCGGGAAACTTGCGATTTTTCCAATCATATGCCGGCGGTTTCTTCGGTTTCTTTGCGCGAGTCATGCGATCACCTCCGAATAATTAAAGCCCGAGGCTCAATTGTCGCGAAGAGCCGTCGGACTTCTTCGTATTGTTTTTCGCTTTTGATGAGCGCGAAGATGCCTTCGGTTTGCTTCCATAGAGGAGCCGCATCGCTTCTCTATACGGGATGAGCTCGCGGTCGAGCAACACGCCGCGGCTCCCGTGTTTGAAGCAGGCGGCCTCTGCGGTTCCTTCATGTCCTACAAATTTATACGAGCATTTCGGGCACTGATAAAGCCATGCTTTCCTCTCATCATTCATTTCTTTATCTCTCCTCTCGCGAGACAAATAATATAAGATCAAAATAAACTAATCAAAATGTGCGACGCGAGCAAAACGCTTTTTGTTTTGCGAGCGTAAAGTATTTATTCTTTTTAAAGACATTCTTTTTAATATAATTCTTTTTCATCTTCCCACGGGTAGAGATTATCTTCCCACGGGTAGATTTAATTTACCCACGGGTAAGTTATACGTCCCTATCCGCGATTTCATTGAGTTTTTCTTTCCCGAGCACCGATTTTGCACGAGGATCGCTGCGATAGACTCTCGCGAGTCCTTCGATAATATGCGGCTCGATCTCGCGGAAAGCGTAGCGGTCGAGCGGGTCGTTTACGATGTAGATGATTTTGTCGCGGCCTCTTCCGCTCGGTTTCGTTTCGATGCGGATTAATCCGACGACTTGTAAAACCTCGTCAATAACCTTAAGCGTGCTGTAAGATACGCGAAACTTTTCCGCCATTCCTCGACGGCCGCGCCAGGCTTTGCCGAGATCACGGTGCCCCGCCTCATTGTTCCGCGACCTCAACAGATATAAATAAATGAGCGTCGCGGTATCGCCGATATACGGATGATATAAGTCGAAAATCTCGTGATACATCATCGAAAAGCCCGAGCGGGTATGTCCCGCCCGGATATACGAGTCGCTCATCTAATCGCCTCCTTTTTGTTCGTTTCATTCCTATTACACACGTGGCATTATGAGGTGTCACACATTTCGCGAAAAAAATTTCGCAAAAGAAAAAGCGCCTTTTTCAGCGCTGAGTTTACGATACGCTAACCGCGATAATTTCGACGTTACCGCGGAGCGCTTTTACCTTATTTTCCGCTGCCCTAGCGTTCGGGGCGTCGACGGTGATCGCGCGGGCTTCGTCCGTCCGGCGGTCGCGATAGAGGACGCAGTAAGTTTGGATGCGCGTTGCCATTTTCGCATAACCCCCTCGCATTGTTTTTCGTATATTTATTATACGCGCGAAGGTTAGCGTTTGTTAACGTTAAGATTCGTTAACTCAGCAAGAATATCGCGTTTTATTCGCGAATATCTTCGCGGATCTCTTCGTTTCTTAATATTCCGATAATTTAAGCAAAAAGAAAAGCCGAGCGTTAAAACAGGCGCTCGACCGGGGAGAATTTGCGGTGAGACTTTGAGACGTCCGTCGCGAACATTTCGACGTATCTCTTCGTCATCTCTAGCGAGGTGTGTCCGAGGATCTTTTGTAGCGTGAAAACGTCGCATCCGTTTAATACGGAGAGCTTCGCGAAGGTATGCCGCGCGGTATGAGGCGAGCATCGGACGTTTGTAATCCGCGCGAGCCGTCCGTACTCTTTCATTCGCTCTTGGAAAACGCGGATCGAGATCGCGGTATTATCAACGGTTACGAAAAGATAATCGGTCTTCAGTGATCCGCGAACATTCATATATTTGCGAAGCTGTTTACTCATCACGGACTGAAACGGCACGAGGCGCTCGTTAGTTCCTTTCGGGTCTCGTATGCGGATCATTCCCTCGTCGAATTTTACGTCGTCTACGCGGATATTAACGAGTTCTTTAACCCGGACGCCCGTCTCAAATAAAAGCATGAGCATCGTATAATCGCGCAGTCCAGTAAACGTGAGCTGATTCGGCTGAGCTAGGAGCGCCTTTATCTGTTGCGGCGTGAACGTTTGTATAACCGACCGCTTTTGACGGACAAGTGCGACATCCTCCATCGGGTTAATAACGATCAGGCGTTCCCGTTCGAGAAAGTTAAAGAATGCGCGCGCGGCACGAAGTCTGGCGTTTATGCTCGTCTCTTTGCGTCCCTCGTCCATCATATATAAAATAACGTTTTCCTTTATTATACGCGACGTTATTTTCTGCGGATTGGTGTCCTCTCCTTGTTTTTCGAGGATTTGCCGGAGTGTGTTTAGTTCGTTTCGATAAAAGCGGATCGTATGCTCGGACAAATTTCTAATACGGCAGTCGCGGATAAATGCGTCAAGGGCTGCGTTAAAGTCACCTATCAATTCAGCTTCGACCACGGCAGGCGCGGCAACCTCGTCAGGCGTCAGCGCGTTGCGTCTGCGTTTCAT